GCGGTGGGGCAGCATGATGCGGGCGCTGCGACGACGGCGTTCGGGGCGCTGGCGGACGACCTGAGGCAGTTGACGGCGGATCAGGTGGCGTTTGATGCGGCGTGCGGCATCCCGACGATCGTGTCGAGCTAGCCGCTGGTCCACAGCACGCGGAACGGGCCGCGACGGGACAGGTCGCGCATGTCGCTGTCCTGGTTGCGGTGGTAGATCCTGTTGTCCACGACCGCAGGGAAGACGGCTTCGTGGTCGTAGCGTTCCCACACCTGGAACGCGATCTCGTTCTTGTCGAGCAGCACCGTGCCGACCGGCAGCGCGCGCAGCCACGGCACGAGCTCGTCCGGGTCGGTGGGTGACAGGCCGGTGTCGGGGACGTCGAACACGTCCGCGCCGGTCAGGTCGTCGGGGTGGGTCACAGCGGGTATCCGTTCAGCTTGCGGTGGAAGAACGGGGTGCGCGGGTCGGCGGTCGCGCAGCGAACGCACTGGAGGACTGGCCCGGACTCGCCCTCATAGCCGACGGACAGCGCTGCGGGGGCCCCGCATTCGCACCGGTCAGTGACCTGAACGTCGTCGGGGCGCTTGCCGGGGAACGGGATTACTTCGGGCGCGTCGGACTCGGGTTCGTCTTCGCCGTCTTCCCAGTCGATGCACTTCTCGCAGGTCGCCGTGCCGCTGTTGTTGGCGAGCAGGCCGCCTTCGAAGGTGCCGTCTCCGGTGTCGCATAGGGCGTAGCCGGTGGGCCAGCCTTGCGGGGTCAGGCGTTCCTTGTGCAGCAGCGGCTCGGGCCCGTTGGTCTCGTTCACGGTCTTCCTCCTGGCTCAATCATGCGGCTCTCGCCGCGACGTGGGCGTTGTCATAAGCGGTGCGGGCACGCGCTTGTCGGCTTCGCGCCAGCTGTGGATGTTGCGTATGGCTCGGCGCGGGGTGAAGAGAAAGGCCCCGAGCAGCATGACGGCGGCGACGGTTTCGCCGAACCACCATCCCGGCGAGTGCCGTGCATGCTCGGCGGTGGCCTGGTCGTACGCCCACTCGAAGATGTGGCCGGGAATGCGGTAGTGGCCCGCCGCGAAGGATGCGGCTGCGGCTAGGACGAGCCAGAGTGCGTTCACTTCGGTGTGCTCTCCTCATGCGGCGTTTCGCGCCGCGAGCGGGTGACATTAGGCGGCCCGTCGGCTGTTCTTCGGCGGCAGGATCCACTGCGGCCAGTCGGTTCGGTCGCCTTCCGGCTGGTAGTGCTGGAGCGCGTACTTCAGCGCCAGCGCGTCCACCTTCTCGGCCGCCCATTCGTCGCTGAAGATCTGCGGCTTCTCGCAGTTGAACTGATCGATGGCGTTGTTGCGGCAGTCGCGGTAGATCCGTGCCCGCTTGCGCTCGAACTTCAGCAGCAGGTTGCGCCTGTCCGTCGGCGTCATTGCATCTACGTCGGCGTAGAGGGCTTCGAGTCTGCGCGCCGCGGCGTTGGCCGCGGCGGCGCGAGCGGATGCGAGCGCTGTGGCATGTCCATCGTCAGTATCCATGACAGTCTCCGTAGCCAGTCTCTGTAGAGACGCCTGACTAACCGACGACTGGTGAACCGACGCCTGATTGACCGACGCCTGATATCCCGTACGTCGGTCGCGGCCGACGGGGAGGTTGTGCGCGGTGACGGTTGTGGTGAACGTGCCGTCCGGGTGCTGCTCGCGGCGCCGGGTGACGTAACCCGCGCGCTCCAGCTCCTGCATGGCCCCGCGCATCGAGTCGCGGCCCTCGCGCCGCCCGCCCTCGCGCTTGTTGATGGCGTAGAGCTTGTCGACGTTGGTCTCCCAGCCGGGTGGGTAGCTGAGCAGTTCGGCGAGCAGCCCGAGCGCCTTGTAGCTCAGGGCGCGGTCTCGTGCCGTGCTGTGCGGGACCGGGGTCCAGCCCTGGCCTTCAGGGACGGGGGCGTTTGTGATCACCTGCGCACCGCGCTGCGCTTGTCGGTGCGGGCCGTTATCGTCATCAAGGACGGTCCTTCTTCGCAGGGGATGGATTGTTCGGCTCCAGGCGGGAGCATTACCGCGAGCTGGTAACTCGCTGGTCGTGTCGGGCCGGTCCTTTCCCCGGGGACCGGCCCTTCGTCGTCGATTAGAGCCATCATTCCCGCTGACACCGACATATCGGGGACGCTAGTGATCTGCGAATTCGGGGCTTCTGCCGCGTGTTTGGGCGTTGCTGGTCGCGTCGCTGATGTTGTACTTCGGCATCTCGAACGCGATGGCGCGGCATTCTTCTGCCTCGGCCAGTCGACGACTGTCGCACCAGACAATCTCGCGGGTCGCGACGTACTGCCACCAGGACTTGTTGGACCTGTGTTCGTCGAGGCGTCTCGCGGGGTTTTCGGTTATTCCCACGTACAACAACTTGTCGTATGGGTCGTAGAGGCGGTAGACGGCTGTCGGTTTGTCGGCGTCGGGCGAGTTACGCTTCGGGCGTTTCGTCGTTGGAGTGGACCAGCGCGGGGGGATGAGCAGGCGATATTGGCCGGGTGGCCCTTCCGCAAGCCACTCCCCCTCCCGGAGTCGCGTGACGATATGACCTACGTCCGCCATGGGGAGACAGGCCTCGAAGGCAAGTCGATCGATGGAGTAGTAGCACTCGTGGTCGCGCCCTCCGGCGCGGTCGGCCAGTAGCAGCAGGACCGCCTTTGCGGCCGAATCGCCGAGTCGCTGCTGCTTGGCCCATTCGATGGCAAACCGACTCACTGGTAACCCGCCTAACTAGAAGCGCATTGGCGCTATGGCATTAGAGTGTCAACGACGCTAGATCGCGCACAGTTGGGAGAAGGCCGTGTCGGACTGGGAGAGCGTGCCCGCGTACGTCCGGGTTCTGAATGACTTGCGACAAAAGATCGAGTCCGGCGCGATTCCCCCGGGAGATGCGATCCCCTCGGTATCCGCGCTGGCGCAACAGCACAAGGTGGCGGGCACGACCGTTCAAAAGGCGATCCGCGCGCTGAAGGCGGCCGGCCTGGTCGAGTCCACCATCGGCAAGGGCGTGTACGTGCGCGAGGTGAAGCTGCTCGTCAGCCGCTCGGCCGACTTCGTCTCGCCCGTCCCGGAAGGCGGCAAGATGCCGCACGGCAAGTCGCTGCCGGTGGAGATCGACGAGGTCGAGCCGCCGGACGATATCGCGGAGAAGCTGGACGTCGATTTGGGCGAGAGCGTGGTGCGCCGTCGCCGCGTGATGATCGATGACGCGGGCGATGCGCTGGAGATCGCCACCTCGTACATCCCGATGTCCATCGCGAGGGGGACGCCCCTTGAGCGCGCCCCGAAGCTTAAGGACGCGATGCCGTCCGCGCTCAAGCGGTTCGGCTATCCACCGCGAGGTAGCCGCGAGTGGGTGAGTGCACGAATGCCCACGACCGACGAGGCAAGGACGTTGAAGATCTCTGCGGGCACTCCCGTTCTGCGGACACTGCGGCTGACGTGGACGGACGACGATAGGCCGGTTGAGGCCCTGGAGATCGTCCTGAGCGCTGGCCGCTACATGCTGGAGTACGACTTGCCGGTTCACGACACCTGACCGTCTCGTGTGGTGGCCCCGGGTGACCCCCGGGGCTTTTTTGTTGCCTGATTCACTTTAGCGCGCATGACGTCCTTGACGCCATAGCACCATGGCGCTACGGTTTAAGCATTGGAAGCGATACAGCCAGCTAGGAGACCTGATGGAGACCGAACAGGCCGACGGCATGCTGAAGGTCGCCGAGGTCGCCGAGCTCGTCGGCCTCAGCAGAGCGACCGTTCTGCGTGAGATCCGCAGGGGCGAGTTCGAGGCGTACCGAGTCGGCCCGACCCGGTCTCATCTCCGCGTCACCCGCGCGTCGGTGGACGCCTACATGGGCCGCCGCCTCGTCGCGCCCCAGCCGTCCGCCACGACCGCAGGGAGCGCCGCCTGATGAACACCGACCTGCTCGACGCCGCCACCACCCGCCTGATGACCGCGCTCGCCCTGCACGAGGACGCCCGCGACACGATCGCCTCCGCGCTCGCCGACATGTACGAGTCCGGACGCGCCTCGGAACACGCCCGGCTGCGCGACGGCGACCGCGTCCACACCCCCCAGGGCGACGGCGTCATCTTCTACATCGGCGCGACCCTCGACGACGGCCAGGCCGCCGCGCACGTCGTTCTCTACCCGCAGGGCGAGGCCCGGGGCCGCAACGCGACGTTCGCGCTCGCCGACCTGCGGCTGATCGAGGACGGGAGCGCCAACCGCCCCGACTGGTGGTGCGCCCACCACGGCGAGGACGGCATGGACACCGACCCCGAGCCCTGGTGCCACGGCTGCGTGCAAGCAGGCGTCACCACCGCCCCGACCAGTACCGGGAGCGCCGACTGATGCCGCAGTTCACCCTCGTCGTCCACACCCGCATCACCGTCACCGCCCAGAACCCCGAAGCCGCAGCGCGGCGCGTCAGCGACCTGACCGACCAGGCCGCCGCACTGATGGAAGACAGCGCCCCCGGGGAGGTGATCGTGCACCGATCCACCCTCACCGACGCCGCCGCCACCACCGACAGGGAGATCTGGGGCGACCTGGAACCCTGCGACCAGTGCGACGCAGCCGCCACGCCCACCGCACGCAGCAACGCGGACGCGGCAGGTTGGCGCGACCCGCAGGCCCCCGTCACCCCGTGGCCCGCCTCGGACCCGTGGAGCGCGCCGTGACCGCCTGCCTCCAGTCCGCCGAGGACGCTGGCCTGCAAGCCGACATCGAAGCGGCCCGCCAAGCCGCCGACAGCCCCGAGGCCATCGACGACTACCGCCACGCCCTCGCCCAAGCCATGGCCGACCGCGACGCCGGAGCCGAGCCCGCCGACGTGCTGCGCGCGTTCTGGCGCGCCGCGTACATCACCGGCCGCCTCGACCAAGCCCGCGACCAGCGCACCCAGGACCGCCGCGAGCGGCTGGAGGCCGCCGTGCTCGCCGCCACCGCACCCACCCGCGCAAGGAGCCCGCGATGACCATCCGCGACAACGCCACCGGCCCCGTCGAATGCGTCGAAACCCGCACCGCCACCTTCACCATCGGCCGACCCCGGGCCGACGAAGTCACCGTCGAAATCTCCATCGCTGTCTGGGACCACGTACGGCGCACCTTCGTCATCAACCACCGCGTCGGCTCCGACATCGTCGAGCTCAACTCCAACCGCGCCCGCAACGCCGCCGACGAACACCGCCGCATCGCCGCCACCCTCGACGCCTACGCCGACGACGTGGACAGGCTCGCCGAGCTGGAGAGCACCACCACCGCCCTGCTGGACGGACGCGCACGCGCCGCAGCCGCCTAGCCCCGATCGGCCGCCCGCGCCCTGTGCGCCTCCCCTCCAAGCCGGGACGCGGGCGGTCCACCAGCCGAGACCCGACAGGAGAGACCGTGAAGTACCACTTCGTAATCACCGTGCAGCGTCCCGCAGGTGGCGGCTTCGAACTCGCGAGCGCCCACGGCACCGGCGAGTTCGCGCCCGGAATGACCCGCGCCGCAGTCTTCGAGTGGGCCTGGGACCAGGTGTGCGAGGCCCGCGGCTGGCCGAAGCGCGCCGGATCAGTCCTCTTCTTCGACCTCGCGCCCAACGCCCTCTCCTGAGCCCGGAGCCGACCATGACCGCCCTCGCCGCCGCGCTGCTGACCGCAGGCTTCATGCTGGCCGCGTTCGGTCTGGCCGGCTTCTGCCTCATCGCCACCTCCGCCCCCGACCCCGCCGACCTCGCGCACGCCCGCCGCTTGGCCACCGCCGGCCGCTGGTGCGTCGCGGCCGGAGTCCTGCTGCTGCTCGGCGCCCACGTCCATATCGGCGGGATCGTCCTTCTCGGATTCACCCTCGCGGTCTGCGCGGCCGCTTTCTCACTGCTAACCAAAGCCCGCATCTCGATCCCCGCCGCCGCCTGAAAACGGAAAACGGAGCCTGACGAAATGGCCAGCCGCCGCAATTCCCCGGAGCCGACCGCCCCGCTTCTCGAAAGCGAGCGCAAAGCACTCTCGGGCGGAATCGCCTTCGCACTCGGCTGCGCCGCCGCGCTTTCCGCCCCCACGCTCTACCTGCTCGCCTGCCTCATCGGCTACCCGCCGCAACTCGCCTGGCTGCTGCCCGCCTCCTTCGACGGGTACGCCGGCACCTCCATCTGGGTCGGGCGCCGCATCCCCCGCACCCACCCCGCGGCGAAGGCCGCCCGGCGAAACGCCCGCCTCGCGCTCGCGATGACCATCAGCGGCAACGGCCTGTACCACCTGCTCGCGCTCGCCGGGAACGCGGTCCCCTACTCCGTGCACATCGGGCTGCTCGTGACCGTCTCCTCACTGCCGCCGTTCATCGTCGACCGGCTGCTGCACCTGAACGCCATCGCCAACGGGTCCACGGACTCGGCCACCCCCGCCGAGTCGGCCACCGTGCGTCCGAAGGCCACCCCCCGCGCGGCGGCCGAGTCGCCCACCCCCGCCGTGGACGGCCACCCCGCCGCGCAGTCGGCCACCGCCCAAGCCGTCCACCCCCCCAAGCCGTCCACCCCCGCGGACGGCCAGTCGCCCACCCAGCCGACCATGGACCGCTGGGCCGAGGTCGGCCACCCGGTGTACGTCCGCCTCAAGTCGGCCACCGGCAAGCGCCCGCAGCAAGCCGCGTACCGCGACGCCCTCGCCGAGGAAGTGGCGCGGCTCGTCGGCGCTGGCGAACTGCCTGAAACGTACGCCGATCCGTCGCTGACCACCGCCAAGCGCGTACGCGCCGCCGTCGAGGAGCGCGACCCGGATTTGTCCCCGGTCCACCTGGTCGCCGATGACGCTCGGGAGGCCTCGTGAGCAGCGCATATGTCGAGATCCCACTCACGCGCGGACACACTGCACTCATAGATCTTGACGATTACGAGCGCGTGACCACGGCGGGGTCCTGGTACGCGTGGACAAGGCCGGGCGTGCGCACGTGCTACGCAGCGAAGGCCACGACGCGCTCCGACGGCGGTCGTACCACCATCTACCTGCACACCTTCCTCACCGGTTGGCCCCGCGTCGATCACAAGAACAGTGATGGCCTTGACAACCGCAGGGCCAACCTCCGACTGGCCACGCAGAGCCAGAACATCGCCAACGCACGCCGCTCACTCGGATCTTCCCAGTTCAGAGGCGTTCACTTCCAGCCCAGATACGGCAACTGGATGGCACGGATCACTGTTCGCGGCGTGAAGCACTACTTGGGCGTCTTCCCTGACGGGGCGGAGGCCGCGCGGGCTTACGACGCAGCGGCAATCGAGATGTTCGGCGAGTTCGCCCGGCCGAACTTCCCGCAGGGCGGTGCAGCGTGAGCGACCGCCGCCGCCCTTCTGATGTGATGCGACGCGAGGAAGACCACGAGTACTACCCGTCCGCACGCCGAATGGGCTCTCTCCCGGGCCGCATCGAACCGCGCCAAGCCGACATGATCGAGGCGCTGCTGCCGCTGCCACGCTCCGCCGTCACCTACCGCCAGCCGCGCGAACCGATCCTGCGCCGCCTCGTCGACGCCGCGGTCGAAGGGCTGCTCGCGTATAAGTCCCTGCTGCTCACGCCGCTGGCCGCCGCTGCGGTGCAGGGCGCGGCGACGCTCACGCACTACTCCTCGCACCACACCCTGATCGCTCTCGGCGCCATCGGCGTGGCGACGGCGGCCGGCGCCGTCACCACGCTCGCGTCGCTGGCGCACATCACAAACGAAACCCCGCCGCATCAAATCGCCACCGAGCGCGCAGGCCACGCCGGGAAGATCATCGCCACGGCGTTCGGGTTCTTCATCGCCGTGCTCGACTACGGCGTCGCCACCCTCGCCGGACCCGCCAACGGACTGTCCTGGGGCGCCGCCGTGCTCGCAACCCTCGGATTCGGCGGCGCCCTCGCGTCCTGGATCCACGAGGGCCGCGTCGAGGACTACGCCCGCCAAACCCACCGCATCGCCGAGGTGGCCGACCTCGCCGTGGCCTCGCGCACCGTCCAACCCCTGCCGCCCACCCCCCCGCTGGACGGAATGGCCGCCCACCCGATCGGCCAGTACATCCTCTGGGCGCTCACCCGCCAAGGCGTCCACCGGGCGACCGTGGACGGCGCCCCGACCGTCCTGGGCCCCGGCCGATGGACGGCCACCATCAACCATCCGGGGGTGGCCGCCCGGCGCGTCATCGGCATGGTGGACGCCCTCGCGAGCGAACTTCAGGTCGTGCGCGGCGGCCTGCGCATCACCCGCGGTGCGGCCGAGCACCAGACCGTGTGGACGGTCAACAACGTCGCGCTGCGGGACCTGGAGCCGCCCGGCACCCATCCGGTGCTTGACGCGCCAGCCGTGTCGATCTGGGATCCGGTGCGCCTCGGGCTCGACGACCAGGACAAGCCGATCGAGGTCGTGCTCGCCGGGACCAACGGCATCTTCGTCGCGGGCAACCCGCGCATGGGCAAGAGCAACGTCCAGGCTGCAATCGCGTGCGCTGCCGTGCGCGCCCACGACGCTCGGCTGTTGACGATCGACGCCTCCGAGCGCGAGCTGGCCATCTTCGAGGAAGTCGCCGACCGGCACGCCGGCGCCGATATCCGCACGGCGAACGCCATACTCGCGGAATTGCAGGCGGAAATCACGGAGATCGGCGCACTGTTGACCGACGCACGCGCCAACGAACTTACCCGTGAACTCGCCGAGGAACTAGGCATCGAATGCGCCTGCCTCGTTATCGACGAACTTGCGTACTTCACCACGCACGAGAACAAGAAAGCAGCCGCAGAATTCTGCACACGCCTGCGCGACATCGTCTCGCGCGGCGGCGCGTGCGGCCGGTTCGCGATACTGGCCACGCAGAAGCCGGAGGACCGCGTCGTACCGTCGGCGATCCGCGACCTACAACACCTTAAGCTCGCGCTCGCGTGCGAGACGCCCGAGCAGGCGGACACGATCCTCGGCCGGGGCCTGCACAAGCTTTGCCCCGCGCACGAGCTGACGTTCGCCGACAAGGGCGTGGGCTACATCAAGGGGCTAACTGACCGTGAGCCGTGCCGTATCCGCACGCACAAGGTCAGCGTGGAGGAGCGCTACGCCGTGGTCGACGCGGCGCTGCCGGGTTTCACCCCGCGCCCGCCGCGCGGACCGGACGGCGGCGGTGAGGAGCCGCAGGACGAGGTGCCGTCCGGTGCGTTCCGCGGCGGCCTGCGGCTGGTGACCCCGTACCCGGACGGCGAGGAGCCTGGGGAGAACTACGCCGCGCTGTGGATGGCGCTGGACCGCTTCGGCGAGGACGGGTTCACCCGCAACGAGGCGGGCGCGCTGGCCAGCGAGCTGGGCATCCTCAACGGCCGTTCGGGCGTGCAGCGCCCCATCGACAACTGGGCGCGCTCCGGGTACCTGACGCAGATCGGCGTGCGCTCGGGTACGCCGGGCGTTTCGCCGGTGGTGTGGCGCAAGGTCACGGCAGAGGAGTTCAAGGCGGCGCGGCGGGCTGCCTCGTGACCCGGCGGCGCGGTCTGTGGTGGGAGCTGAAGCGTTCGGCGCGCCGGGCCCGGCGGCAGATGATGCCGCACCGGGTGCTGTGGCGGTTCCTGTCCGGCCCGGAGGTCATGCGGGCGCTGCGCGGGAAGACGGTGCACGTGACCGCGGAAACGCGGCGGCGGGACCTGCGGCGGCTCGAGCGGGCGGAGGCTAAGCGGCGGCGATAGCCGCGCACGGTGGATCGCTGGTCGGGCGAGGACAACGCGCTCATCGGGATCGGACTGTAGCCGCCCGGCGAGACGATCGAGTGAGTTTCAGCGCGATCCGGTGAGTTTCACGGCACAATCGCAGGCATGGCACGCACATACGTCATGATCAAGGGCGGCCTCGTCAGGGAACAGATCACCGCCGAGCGGGCGCGCGAACTGTACGACGAAGCCGCAGCGGTCGAGGGCTGCGAACTGACCGGCGACTTCTCCTCCGGGTTCGGCTTCTGGCGGATGGACGACGGGCTTCAGTCGGTGCGGGTGCGCGTCGAGCGCGTGCCGGCCGAGGCCTGACAGCGAAACGCCCCGGCCTGGTTGACCGGGGCGCCCGCTCGGGCCGCCATCCCGCCACACGCCAGCCGTGGCATCGAGCCGCACCCTGCATCGACGGGGCGAGCCTGCATGCCCCTCAATTGGGAGTCTGCGTGGCTCGCCTTCAACCTGCCGCGTCCTCTGGGCCCTTGCGGGCTTGGATCCCCCGGCACACAGGCGTCTACGGGGGCGACCGCTTATAGGCGAGCCACTGCGGACACTGTAGCGCGGGGCGGGGACGGGCCGCCTGGACCTGCGGACGCGCGGGAGCGAGTCAGGGTTCTGGCTGCGAGTAGATTGCGAGTATGGGCGCCGCTCCGGGGCGCCGTCTAATGACTGGACGACACGCGAACACACGCGAACACACGTGTCGGGCCGCAGGTGGGGCGCCCTGGCGATGGCGCACCGCAGTTCAGCGGATCAAGCACAGGACAATCTCTCTTATGCATGGGATCGTGGCACCCCCTTCCCCGTGTGCTTCTGGCCTGCACACTCTAAAACAAGGCGTTGTCGGCAGCGGGCAGCATCCGGGGTGGTGCGAGTAGATTGCGAGTAGGACGGCGCCCCGACCCGCCACGGGCATGCAGCCACGCCGCCAGCGCCTCGATCAGGGCGGCCGGCTGCCACTGCTGCCAGACCTGCTCGAGCCAGTCGACCGCCTCGGCGCGCATCTCGGGCGTGGGGTGCGCGTAGGTGCCGGCCGCGCCGGCCATCGCGTGCCCGAGTCGGTAGTCGCGCATCACCGGGTGGATGCGCCCGTTGTTGAGCAGCGCGGCGTGCGTGTGCTTGAAGTCGTGCAGGCGCAGCCCGGTGTGCACGGGCGCAACAGCGTCGCGCGCCCGGCCGCCCGGGGTCACATGGGCCGTCGTGCCGTCGCAGGCTGGGCGCCAGCGGTCGCGGTTCCACGCGTCGTACTGCCGGTAGCCGCCGCGTCCGTTCGTGAAAAGGATGTCCTGCTGCGGCGGCAGTGTCGCCAGGTAGGCGAGCAGCAGGGTAATCAGGAAGGGCGGCAGGTCGATGATGCGGCCCGGCGGATACCCGGGACCGAGCGATCCCGCGGCCCCGGACTTCGGCGCCCCCAGGTAACGCCGGGAGTGCTTGTCCTCGTGCACGGCGCCCACGGCCGGGTCGATGACGTAGTAGCCCCACGCGGCACGCTCGGCGCTCGCCGCGTGCAGGACGAGGAACGAGCGGCGCATCGCGGACAGCTCCGACCATCGCATGCCGGTGAACAGCGCCACCAGGGCCATCAGTGCCTCGTCGCCGCGCAGCCGCAGCATGATCTGCTCGGCCTGGTCGAGCGGAACGACGACGCCCTCCCGCTTTGGCTTGGGCGGCGCCACGGACTGCCGTCCGCGCCGGTCCTTCGGAGGCATGGGCGAGGCGTCGATCATCCTGTTGCGCACCGCGTCCTCGAGGCAGTCGCTCAGCGGCGCGGTGATGACGGCGACGGTGGACGCGGCGTACCGGTCACGCAGAGAGTTGATCCACTCCTCCATCTTCAGCGGGCGGATCGCGGCCAACGGCGTGCCGCCCCAGCGCGGTTCGATGTGCTTGCGCCACTGCTGTTCGTAGGACTCGCGGGTGTTGGGCCGGTAGCGCTGGACGGGGAACCACTCCCCCCACCACTGCCCCAGCGTGCGCTCGCCGAGTCTTGGGTCGATCCAGGTTCCGGCTCTGATCGCGGCTTCCTGGTCGCGTCCGTATTTCAACGCAGCCGTCTTCGTGCGGAATCCGTCCTCGTAGCCCTCTTTCGGGCGCCCCCTCGGGTGGCTCTTGGTCGGCGCGGTGCGCTCGGGCAGCGGCCAGCGCACCCACCACGATCCGTTGCGTTTGCCAGCGTACGCCACGGGCCCTCCCTGTCTCGGGTCACAGACACACGGACAGTATGGGATCGACGCGCAGCAGGATCAGGCACGTCCCGCTCGGCGTCGGGCTGGGGCTCGGATGCGGCCCGGTTGGCGACGTTATCGGCGTCGGCGCTGGCGTGCCCGGTATCGCGGTCGGCCCCGGGCTCGGTTCGGGTCCCGGCGGTGCCCCGGTGGCGAGCGCTGCGGTCGCGGCCGGCGCGGGACTGCGGCGTCGCACGGGAACCGCGACGCCGGGAGGCGGCAGCGGCGGCCTGCCGGAGCGGCCCGGGCGCGCCCTGGCGGGGTGCGGCGCCGCGCTGTGCGGCGCGACAGTGGCCGATGACGGCGGCGGGCGGCTCGGTACGGGCAGCGACCCCGCGTGCGGTGCGGCCCCGGGGTGTGCGAGCACTGCGGCGGTGACGGCCACTCCCCCGGCCGCCCCGACCATTCCCGCGGCGAGCGTCCTGCCGTGTCGGCGCGCCAGGGCGCCTACCGCAGCGACGCCGGCCAGTCCGCCGGGCAGCACGACGAACTTGCGCCGCCGTTCCTCAGGGCTCTCCTGCTCCCCCTCCCCCAGTTCTCGTTGGATCTCCAGCACTTCGCGTTGGAGCTCGCGCAGCCGCGCCCGAATCTGGCTTTTGCGATCCTCCCCAATCTCGTCGGTCACATCCACCCCTTCTGACGTGGTGTCAGCGTGGAAGGATCAACGTACTGCGAAGAGATTGAGTGAGAAAGCGATGATTACGCGGGCCACTCGAAAGAGTGACAGGCCGTTAATCTGCCTGATCAGAGGTCCTGATGCGGCGCAGTTGCTCTCGTAGTTCGTCTAAGTCCCAGCGGGCGTGCCCTCCTGCTGTGACCAGTGTGGGCATGACGACGCCGTCGTTCCACCAGCGAGCGAGTGTCGAGTGCGCGACGCCGATGGCCTTGGCAGCTTCGCCGGTCGAGACGAGTGATCCCTCGGGCATGGCGCGCATCGTTGCGCACCGATCGGCCGCGTTTCACCTCGAAAGAGACGTTCACACGTGAATGAGGGTGAATGAGATGTTTATGTGAGTTCGCCTAGGCGCCTTCGGCGCGCCGCTCGTCGCCCTCCCCCAGCCGGCCGAGTAGCTGCGTGATGGACTCGTTGATCTGGCGCGCCTCTTCGAGCAGTTCCTCGCGCTCGGCCTCGGCGCCCTCGGCCGGCAGCCACTGGGCGATGGCGGCGCGGCGGATCGTCTCGTACGGCTTCTGTAGCGCCGCGGCTACGGCCCGCAGGTGGTAGTCGTACGGCATACGGCTTACCTTGCCGCGGCCGAGGTCGTTGAGCAGCGCGAGCGATGCCTTCTGGCCGGTCTGCGGGTCGATGGCCCGCTCTGCGAGCTGGGTGTAGGTCTGGCCGCGGTCGAGGGCGTCCTTGACCATGTCGCGCAGCGTGGGGGGGCTGGCTGGCATGGCTGATCTCCAATTGTCAGGGCCCAGCCGGGGTCTGGGTCTCTGTAGACATGATTGTCTACGTTTCTGGACGGAAACACTAGTGGCTTGGCGTGTTTTCGTTGACGTGACCGTCTACGCGGCGTAGCGTATCCATACGGAGAAAGACATAGGGGGTGGAGATGGCTCGCTATCACGTGCGCGACCCGGACGAGTTGCGCTCCCTGATACGCCAGTCAAAACGACCGGTGCCGCACACCATCCGCAGCTTCGCCGCCCAGGTCGGCGTCAGTCACGCCTTCATCGGCCACCTGCTGACCCGCAAGCGCGACACGGTGGACGGCGATCTCGCCAAACGGATCGCGAAGGACCTCAAAAGGCCCCTCACGTCTCTTTTTGTGCGCGAGGATTATCCATCTGGACATGGAAGAAGCAGTGCAAGCGAGAGCGGTGAGGGCTCGTGACCGAGATGCAGACCAAGCCGCTGCTGCACGACGCGCAGGAGACGCGCGCGCTGCTCGGCAACGCGGTCAGCGTCGACTGGCTCAAGCGCAAGGCCGGCGCCGGCGAGATCCCGTGCACGCGCATCGGGCGCTTCGTGCGCTGGAGCGACGCCGACATCGAGCGGCTGATCGCCGAGAACTACTGCGACCCGCACAACTACGGACGCAAGCCCAAGTCCCGCCGCTAAACGAACGCGGCCACCCCATGCCCGGGATGGCCGCTCAAGAGATCACCAGCAGTAACGCTACAAGTCAGAGAAGGTGACCGTGTCCCACTTTAGGCGATTCCGCCGCACCAGCGCCACTGAACCCCCGGCGCTCCCCCGCCGCCACGCCCGGCCGGCCGAGGCTCCGCAGCCGCCCCACGCGGCCCCGGTGTCCGCGCCGACCGACGCGTTCGCGGGCATCCACCGGTACGACTCCGGCACGATCCCGGGCCTGCGCGCCCACGCGGCGCGGTGCACCGAGAAGGCCGAGGAGGCCGAGCGCGAGGCGAACCGGCTGCTTGGCCAGGCCGCGCACCTGCGCGTACAGGCCGCAGACCACCTGCGTATCGCGGGCTTGGCCGAGCTGGATGCCCAGACGCCGCCGGACGCGATGTGGCCGCTGCCCGCGCCGCAGGTGCCCGCACCGGCCGCGCCGATCGTGCATTTCAGCGACAACGTCAACTTCTGGCCGCCGTGTGGCGAGCGCGAGGGCGCGACGTGGTCAAGCGAGAACCCCGCCGACGTGACCTGCCAGGCGTGCCTGGGCGTGCTCGCCGAGCGTCGGCAGCAGTCGCCGGATGAGGAGCCGCGTGCGGACTGGGCGCCCGCTGCGTCGCAGGACGGCGACACCGAGCGCCTGCCGCGCGTCCGCACGTGCATCGCAGGCACCTACCGGGACGGCGTGGTCTACCACTGCACCCGGGTCGAGGGGCACGACGGGGGCGGCGACGCCACGTTGCACTACAGCCCGGTTATCGGCGAGTTCAGCGCGGACCCTGCGGCGGCGTCGCTATGACGACCCTCGACGCAATCCGCGCCGACGCCGAGGCGATCGAGCACGCGCTGTGCGCGGGCCTGCTCGACACCGCCGCCGTCGATCTGCCGGACGCGGACGTGGTGGCCGCTATCGCCGCCGTGGCGCGCGAGGCGGATCTGGCTCCGGGCGGTCTGGCGGCGCTGTTCGCTGACGACTACTTCCGCGACCCGCAGGCCTGGTCGCGGCGCATGCACACGGCGCTGGCGCTGGCCGGGCGCATCAACGGGGGTGTCGGCGTTGAGCACTGACACCCTGTTCGAACTGCCGACCGTGGGCGACGCCGAACTGATCGGCGTGTTCGAGCACGGCTCGCCCGAGTGGCACGCCGCCCGCATGGACGGTATCGGCGGCAGCGAGATCTCCGCCGTGCTCGACATCTCGATCTGGGAGTCCCCTTTCTCCCTGTGGCACCGCAAGGCCGGCGCCGTGCCGCCGCGCGAAGCGAACACCGAGATGGAGGCGGGGCGCCGCCTGGAGCCGGTGATCTGCGAGGTATTCGCTGAACGGCACCCCAACCTGGAGACGCGCCGAGGCGGCACCTTCCGCAACCGGCAACGCCGCTGGCAGATCGCCAACCCGGACCAGCTGGTCTACGAGCACGGGCGGCTGACCGCGATCCACGAGGCGAAGTTCGCGCTCTACCCGGAGCGGTTCGGCAAGGAGGGCACCGACGAGGTGCCGCCCTACTACCAGGCGCAATGCCGCTGGTACGCCGACACCTTCGGCATCACCCGCACCTACCTGACCGCGTTCGTCGGCTCGACCGGCGAGTTCCGCGAGTACGTCATTGACGCGGACGCCGACGACACCGCGCTGATGCGGGAGCGCGCCGAGGCGTTCATGGCTTCGGTCGCCGCCGGGATCCGCCCGCCGATCGATGGCCACGACGCCACCTACCGCATGGTCAAGGAGCTGCCCGAAGGCCTGGACGACATCGACGTCGAGGTACCGGGCCCGATGCGTGACGAGTACTTCGACGCGCTTGAGCGGTATGCCGCGGCGAAGACCGAGAAGCAGCGCACGGCCGCCGTCGTGCTCGACGCGATCGGCACCGGCCGGCGCGCGGTGTACCTCACCGACCTGGTCGCCACCCGCACCGTGCGCGACGGCAAGACCTTCAGCCTTCAGCCCGCACGCAACAGGGGGAACGCAGCATGACCGAGACCACCGTGTCCGCCGCCGTCGCCGTCGTGGACAACGGCCCGCAGGGACTGATCCAGAAGTACCGCGCGGACTTCGCGACCGTGCTGCCCTCGCACATCAAGCCCGAGCAGTGGGTGCGCCTCGCACAGGGCGCGCTGCGACGCGACGCGAATCTGATGCGCGCCGCCACCAACGACCCCGGCTCGCTGCTGTCCGTGCTGCTCGACGCCGCGCGCCAGGGCCTAGAGCCGGGCACGGAGCAGTACTACCTAGTGCCGTTCAAAGGCCGGGTGCAGGGCGTCCGCGGCTACCAGGGCGAGGTCGAGCTGATCTACCGCGCTGGCGCGGCGTCCTCGGTAATCGTCGAGGCCGTCAAGGAGAACGACTACTTCGAGTACTCCCCGGGCGAGCACGAGCGGCCGATCCACCGGATCGACTGGAAGTCCGAGGACCGCGGGGCGCTGGTGCTGGTGTACGCGTACGCGGTGATGAAGGACGGCGCCACCTCGAAGGTCGTGGTGCTCAACCGCGCGGACATCAACCGGGCCAGAAGCATGTCGCAGTCCGCGAACAGCGCGACCTCGCCGTGGAAGCTGCACGAAGAGGCGATGTGGCTGAAGACCGCCGCGCACCGGCTGGCGAAGTGGGTTCCGACGAGCGCGGAGTACATGCGCGAGCGGCTGCGCGCGCATGCCGATGTCGCCGCCGAGGCGGGTAAGCCGCCGCTGGCCGCGGTGTCGATGCCGATGCCGCACCCGGTCGCTCCAACCGGCGAAGAGGTCGTCGAGGGGCACGCGCACGAGGACGAGTTCGATCCGGACTGCGAGGCCTGCCGTAAGGAGTCGGCCGCCGCGGACCGTCTGGCGGCCGGCCAGTGAAGACCGCCATCGCCGTGATCGTTGTCGCCGCCGTGGTGGCGTACGCGGTGTGGGAGTCGCCGATGGTGCGGCGCCTGCGCGCGGAGCGGAGCCTGCGCAAGGGGCGTGACCGCGATGCCTCGTAAGCCGGACCCCGACCTTGAGCGCGGTATCCCCCGCCGCACGGTGGTCGGCCGCAACCCGGACGTGACCGCCACGTGCCCGACTCCGGGCTGCGGCGAGGTCGACGCGGGCGCCATCGCCGCCGCTGCCGGCCTGTCGCGCCCGCAGGTGCCGCGCGGCTGGATCTACGTGGTCGTCAAGGCCTCGACGCTCCCGGCGGCCTGGTACTGCTCCCCGCCGTGCGCGTCGCGCGGTATCGCGTTGGCGCAGCTTCGGCTGACGCCCCAGCTCGGCAAGTAACCCCTGATCTCCCTCCCGCGCGGTGAGCCGCACACTCCCGCGCGGGAGGGGACACCGAGACTTTAAGGACCCGATCATGACCGACACCAAGCACCGCCGAGACCCGTTCGGCTTCGACCCGACCCACGTCGTCTACATGCGCGTCGAGTGGGCGAGTGACCGCGAGATCCCCGCCGACTGGCCGTGCCAGATCGTGCGCCGCGCCGCCGCCTTGATGAAGCAGCGCGCCGAAGCCGCCACTCCCGGTCCGTGGATCTCGCTCGATGGCGGAGACCGCCTCATGCGCGACCCGGGCCTCGACATCGACCTCGTCGTGCCGGAGTACGTCGTGGACGAGCCGATGAGCAACGCCGCGAACGCCGAGCACATCGCCGCCCTGCACCCTCTGGTGGCCACCGCCGTCGCCGACGCCTGGGAGCACCAGGCCGACGACATGGCCGACCATCTCGCGCACCTGCACGCGTGCGCAGGCGAGCCCGGTTACGTGGTGCAAGACGAGCGCGAGGTCATGCACCACGACTGGACGGCGACGCTGCGCGCGGCGCTGGCGTACCTGCGCGAGGAAGCGCCGAAGGCGGTGGGCAGCGATGCCTAGGCCCGCAGCGCCCCCGCTAGAACCCCGCACCCCGCTGTGCTCGATCTGCGGCGACGAGACCGACTACATGGACGAGGACTTCGTATGCCTCGACTGTGAGGTCCGCTGGCCGTCCGAAACCTTCCACCTCGACGACGGGACGTGGGACGAGCCCGACGCCGAGCAGTGCCCGTCGGAGCTGATCCCGTGGCCGGGACACGCGGAAATGGTCCTGCGCGAAGCGCGATTCCGCTGCGAGCGCACAGCGGACCACGCTCGCAGCCATGTCAATCACGAGTGGATCGGCGAGTGGGACGACAAGGACCCGCACGCCCACCTGATCGAGGCCGAGGCGCAGGAAGGCGGCGCCTGATGTCCTTCGCCGCCGCCTTCCCCGACGCGGACACCCCGCGCCCCGCCGACGCCCATCCGGACGCCGGCCGCCACGAGCAGCCCACCAGCGGCCCGCAGCCGCCCGTGGGCACCCTGCCGACCGGTCCGCTCGCCGAGGCCGAGGCTGCGGCGCTCCAGGCCGCGCGTAGCGACCTCGCTGAGGACGAGTACGTCCCGCGCAGCCTGGTCCGGTTCGGTCTGGTGCTGTCGGCCGACCAGCGTGAGATCATCCCCGCTCCGCCGCCGTCCGACCGCGACCCCGGGGAGGCTCTGCGCGACACGGACTGGCCCACTCCCCCGCCGTCCTACAGCAACACGTCCACGGGCCGCGTGCTGGCCAGGATCGACGATCAGATCGGCGGCAACCTGCGGCAGCGCAACCAGACCCTGCGCGCGCAACTGCGCGACACGACGGCCGACCTGGTGTGCGAGCGGTCGCTGCGGCGGCAGGCGGAGCTCCGGCTCGCCGCGGCGAACGCCCGGATCGCCGAGCTGGACAAGACGCTGCGGCTCGCCGCCACCCTGATCGTTCTCGCCGCCGAAGCTGAGACGGAAGGCGGCGAGTGATGGCGCTCTACCTGATCTGGTCGCACGAGCACGGCGGATGGTGGCGTCCCGGCGGCTGGGGCTATGTCTCCACCATCAGCCAGGCGGGCCGGTTCGAATTCCGCGGATTGAGGCGGCCATGACCACCGACAAGCCCCGCCTGCTCGCCTTCGCCGATCTCACGCTCGATCCGGACAGCGGCGCGTTCACGCGCGCCGGCTACACCGGGCGTCTCGGCCGCCTGGAGTGCGCGCTGCTTGCGCTGCTGCTGCGCAACCCCGGGCGCGCGGTCACGCGCGAGCAGATCCACCAGGAACTCTGGCCCGGCCGAACGCGGCATCCCGACCGGCTGGCGTCTCTGGCGTGCTTGATGCGCCGCAAGATGGACGCGACCGAAGGGCAGCGGCTCGTGCATGCGGCGCACAGCGGGTACGTGCTGCGCGAACCGTGGCCGCTCGCCGCCCCGGAGCGCCCGGTCGCCCTGGTGCACGCGTCGGCTGCCGCCGCGGTCACGCCCAAGGCCGTACTCGCTGCGGTAGACGGCTGCGGGCTGGACATCGCCGAGGCTGCGGGGCTGCTCGGCATCAGCGTCGAGCGGTGCCGGTCGCTGCTCGCGACCGGACGCGCCGCGGAAGCTGGTGCGCGATGACCAATATCGACGCCGCCGCCGAACAGCTGGCTCGGGCGCTGCGCCCGACCGATCCGCCGCACGCGTACGGCTGGGGCGTGCTCGTTCAGCCGTGCCGTGACGCGCTGCTCGGCCTGATCGACGCGGGCTGGACGCCCCCAGCCGCCGGGAGCGAGCAGGGCGGCTTGCGGGTCGAGATCGCTGCACTGGCCGCGCGCGTGGACGACCTGAACCGGCATGTGGACCGGCTCGCCGCGCAGGAGCGGGCCCTGGCCGAGTTCCGCGGCGCGATCGTGCAGGCCGCGCATCCCTGCGGGCGCAACCCGCTCGGCCTGGACAGCGGCCACGCGTACAGCGCCGGAGACATCCAAACGCTGCTGGTGCGGCTGCTCGATGCCGCGGACCGCCGCGCCGAGTCCTCTCGCAGGCACAGCGCGAAGCAGGACGCCGACCGGGCTGCGAAGCAGGAGCGTACCCAGGCCGCGCTGTTCGAAGTCCCCGGCACAGCGCGCAGGACTGATCTCGTCCCCGCCGAAGCCGCGCAGAGGGCCGGGCTGTGACGCGCCGCCGCTCCTCCCGCATCCTGCGCTGGCTCCAGCTCGTCGGGACGGGGTTCGCGCTGATCCTGCTCGCCAGGGCAGTGGGGTGGCGATGAGCGCCGAGCGCTGCGACTACAGCGACCTCCCGACCGATCAGTGCGAGCACTGCCGGCGCGGCTCCATCCCTCCGCGTTCGGCGCCCGCCACGACGCTGCCGGGCCACATCACCGCACGCTACCGGGGGCAGTGCTCGGGCTGCGGTGAGCCGTTCGTCGTGGGCGCGCTGATCGAGTTCGATCCGCAGACCGGCGGCTGGCTGGCGGAGTGCTGCGCGATGGACGGGCCGGTGGACTGGTGACCGTCTACCGCCTCGACACCGAGGCCCTGCACCTAGCGCTGTACACCCGCATGTACACCGAGGGACTGGCGTACCGCGACGTCGCGGAGCAGACCGGGATCAGCGCCTCGACGCTCACCCGGATCAAGCACGGCAAGCGCCCGGACGCGGACGGTCTGGTGTCGCTGCTGGCGTGGCTGGGGCGCGGGGTCGAGGACTTCACCGTGCTGAACGCGGGCACCCCGTGATCCCCCTCCCCCGTCCCGCGCCCGTCCTGGGTCGTCGTCCGGGGCGCACGCGCTCGGGTGCGTCAGGAGTCGGCGTGCTGCGCCGTCGCGTCGAGCTGTGCAAGCTGCTCGACACTCGGCCGCTCGGGCAGCTTCGCGCCGGGACGCCGCAGGTACCAGCGGATGAACTGCCTGATCAGGGCGGTCATGTTGTTGCCGCTGGCCGCGCGGAACGCCGACCACTCGTCGTCGGGCGCGCGGAAGTTGCGCAGCGGCGTCTGTCCGGTGGCGGGTCGTCCCATGCGCTCAGTGTCGCATGCGTACCTACGGGAATCCATCTCGTCTCCTCCGATGGGCTTGTTTCTGTACCTACACTTAGTCTATTCTGTAGGTACAGTAACCGGCAAGGGGAGGAACCCGAGATGAAGCAGCCCATGGACCACCAGCGCAAGCAGTCGCACCGCCCGGCACGCAAGCCCGGCCGCTTCGACTCGTCGACCCGCCGCGACTACAACCTGCGCCTGGTTGCTGACCGGGCGAACGCTGGCCGAATCACGGTCGCCCAGTACTTGCGCAGCATCGGTGCCAGTGGCGAATTCGCCGACCGTTATGCCGGTGCGTTCGGAAAGGTCGCCAAACGCATTCATGTCGAGCGCTATGGCGCTGACGCTCCCTGCGACGGGCTCGCTGCTGCGCGCGGTCGTTTGTTCCGCGTCCGCACCTACGCCGGTGAGCGCCTGACTGTTCTCTCCGAAGCAGCTCAGCAGTATCCCCGCACCACGCAGTTTGCCGTCTGATTGGAAGGCCTGATGTTCGACAAGGTCGACGAACCAAAGCGATACCGTATCGCCACGTTCGTTTCTGGGTGGCGCCCTGTCGTCGTCCAATTCAACGGAACACGGGCCTGCACAATCGCCGACCATGACATCGCCCGTTTCCTGGCGCAGACCGATATTGACCCTGACGGGTGCTGGACATGGACTGGTTCGGCCGACGGCAGCAATTACGGAGTCGTCCGAGCTGGAGGCGTTCAGGGAAAGGCGTACCGCCTCTCATTCGCGATCTTCAATGGGCCCATCCCAGCCGGGTTTCACATTGACCACGAGTGCCATAACGAAGCGCTCGCAAGGGGAGACTGCATCGGAGGCAAGAGCTGCCCGCACCGCCGATGCGTCAATCCGAGACACCTGCGCATAGCTACACCGCGTGAAAACGTCCTGCGTAGCGCTTCCTTCGTGGCCGCAAACGCACGAAAGACTCACTGCGCGAACGGGCATCCGTTCGACGGCGAATATCTGTACATCTACCCAGACGGCTCACGTGGCTGCCGTCAATGCCGACGAGACGCTGAGGCACGGTCGGTGCGCCGCCGGGCTGCGGAAGCTGGCCGCGAGGTGCTCCCGCTCCCGGCTGACCGGACTCACTGCCGCAACGGGCACCCCTACGACGCCGAGAACACACGTATCAGCCCTTCGACCGGTCGGCGAGCTTGCAAGATATGCGCCAACGAAAAGAGTCGTCGAAGTAGGCAGCGCATCAAAGAGAAGCGGCGATTGCTCGGCGAATCTGTCGACATCGGCAATGGCGTCGCGACGGCGCCGACGACGCCATGAACAGCCAATACAAGAAGCGACCTCGGCCGGTGATCTCACCCACCGGCCGAGGTCTGGACCCAACCCCTATCAACGAGGGAGACGGATCGTATGAACGACTCTATCGGCGTTCTCATGCCCGACGGCATCCAGCGCCCCACCTGCGGCGAGTTCTACTGCGTCGGCCACGCGGACGAGACCACGACCGACACGCACTGCACGCCCTGGGAGTACTTCGGCGAGTTCGGCGTCGCCGTGACGCGGGAGGGCGAGCGCCCGGCGATGGTCTCGCTCGTCGAGATCGCGCACCCGCAGGCCGACTACACCGTCGCCGAGGCGCGCCAGCTCGCGTTGCAGATCCTCCAGGCAGCAGACGTGGCCGAGCGCGCCAACCTGCCGCTGTCCCCCGTCGCGGGCTTCACGTCGCTGCTCGCCGAGGCCCTGCGCCCCGCCGACTGACCGGGCGAGATCCCGGCGCTGACCCGTCCCAACCCGGCCGGCGTCAGCGCCGGGATGCGGCCCACCCATCCACCCACTCGGGGAAAGCGAAGCAGCAGAACATGGCGCGTATCAGGTCGATCAAGCCGGAGTTCTTCACCTCTGAGACTCTGGCGCGCGTCCCGCTCAGCGCGCGGCTGACTTTTATCGGCTTGTGGACCTATGTCGATGACAACGGCGTCGGCTTGGACAACGAGCGGCTGATCGACGCCGCCCTGTACCCCCTCGACGAAGACCCTCTGGAAAGTCTCCGGAGAGTTTCGGAGGATCTCCGGCAGCTCTCCGCCGTAGGCGTTATCACCCGATATGTGATCGCGGGGCGCCGTTACCTTCACGTGACCAACTGGGAGGAACACCAGAAGGTCTCCCACCCCGGCAAACCGCGCTACCCACTGCCGTTGAATGGCACTCCCATCAGCCAAAACGGTAGCTCTCCGGAGCACCTCCCGAGTGACTCCGGAAATCCTCCGGAGGATGTCGGGAGATCCTCCGCCCTGAGCAGGGAGCAGGGAGCAGGGAGCAGGGAGCAGGGAAGTGGAGCAGGGAACGCATCGGCTGACGCCGATGGCGCGGTGGCGGCTGGCGCGAAAAGACGCAGCGACCCCATGGCCCGCTTCCCCGAGTTCTGGGCGATCTACCCGCTGAAAAAGGGCAAGGCCGCCGCCGAGAAGAACTGGGCGAAGGTCGTCAAGGACGGCGCTGACCCGCAGGCGATCATCGACGGCGCGCTCGCTTACGCCCTGGAATGCCGGACCAAAGAGCCGGACAAGATCAAGTATCCGCAGGGCTGGCTGACCGACGGCCGATGGATGGACGAGCCCGCTCCCACGCTTCCCGGCCTCGGCGTTCCCGGTTCCGCCATCCCCGCGCCTGCCCTAGTGCGCCCGCCGTGGTGCGGCCAGTGCAACGAGCGCACCCGCATGGTCGACGACACCGACCAGCCCTACCACTGCCCCGAATGCGGGCCCTACTCCCCGAAGCAGAAAGCGAGCACGACGTGACCGAGCACGCGAACGACAGTCCGACCCTGCGCCTTCTCTCGCTCGGCGCCGGCGTCCAGTCCACGACCCTCCTGCTGCTCGCCGCCGAGGGTCGCATCGGCCCGCTCGACGGGGCGATCTTCGCCGATACGGGCTGGGAGCCCGCTGCGGTCTACGCGCACCTTGACCGACTCGAAGCCGAAGTTGCGAACCCCGCCGGGATACCGATCTACCGGGTCAGCAACGGCAATCTGCGCGACGACGCACTCGACCCGACCCACCGCTTCGCCTCGATGCCGCTGTTCATCAAGAACCAGGACGGCGGCGACGGGATGACCCGGCGCCAGTGCTCGAACGAGTACAAGCTCGTCGTGATCAAACGGAAGGTACGGGAAATGCTCGGCTACGAGCACCCGACGCCAGTGCCGCGCGGGGTGTTCGTCGAGCAGTGGATCGGCTTCTCCACCGATGAGATCGGCCGCGTCCGCGACAGCGATGTCGGCTACGCGTTCAACGCCTTCCCGCTGCTCGACCTCGGCATGAGCCGCGCCGACTGCTTGCGCTACCTGCGAGCCCGCGGCTTCGGCGACACCCCCAAGAGCGCGTGCATCGGATGCCCGTTCCACGGCAACGCCCAGTGGCGGCGGATGCGAGACGAGCGTCCCGACGAGTGGGCGGACGCTGTGGACTTCGACCGCGCCATCCGCTCGGGCAACGCCCGCGGCAACGCGAACGGCAAGCCGCTGCTCGGCGAGGCATACCTGCATCGTTCGCGTCTCCCGCTGGACCAAGCGCCGATCGACCGGGTCACGCACGCCGAGTGGCGCTCCCGGCAGGGCGACCTGTTCGACGCTGTCGCCGATATCGAGGCCGAGGAAGGCGACCCGGACGGCTGCTCGCCGTACGCATGCCGCAGCGGCTCACCGGTAGGTGTCGCATGACCGAGCGCGCCCTCCCGCAAGACCCCGAAGCCGAACAGGCCACCCTCGGCGGGATGCTCCTGTCCCGCTGGGCCATCGCCGAAGTCGCCGAGATCATCGACCCCGGGGACTTCTACCAGCCCAAACACGAAACCATCTACGCCGCCATCCTCGCCCTCTACGCCGACGGCCGACCCGCCGACGCCCTGACCGTCGCCGCCGAACTCGACCGCCGCGGCCAACTCGCCAAGGTCGGGGGCGCGCCCTACCTGCACCACCTCGCGGGCAGCATCCCCACCGCGGCGAACGCCGGCTACTACGCGCAGACCGTGCGCGACCACGCCAAACGCCGCAGCATCATCCGAGCCGGAACGCGCATCGTCGCCATGGGCTACGAGACCGACGACGCCAGCGACCTGCCCGCCATCATCGACCGCGCCCAGGCCGAGACGCACGCCCTGTCCGACCGGGGGCTGCGCGCCGACGAGGCGAGCAACGCCGAGACCTTCGACGAAATGCTCGAACGGATCGAGCGCGGCATCGACGCCGGACTGCCCACCGGGTTCGCCGACCTCGACGCCCTCACTCACGGCCTACAGCCCGGTCAGCTGGTCATCATCGCGGGGCGCCCCGCCCTGGGCAAAAGCACCCTCGGCGTCGACATCGTGCGCAGCGTCTCGATCCGCCACCGCCTGCAGTCCGCGATGTTCTCGCTGGAGATGGGCCGCGGCGAGCTTATGCGGCGCATCACCAGCGCCGAGGCGCGCGTGCCGCTGCACCACCTCGCCTCCGGCGCCATGACCGACGAGGACTGGCGTCGCGTCGCCGCGGTGCGCGAGCGCGTCGTGACCGCGCCGGTGGTCATCGACGACGCTCCCGAGCTGTCGATGATGCGCATCCGCACAGAGGCCCGGCGCCTGCGCCAGAAGCGCGACCTGCGCCTGGCCGTCGTCGACTACATGCAGCTGATGGGCACCGGCAGTTCCCGGCGGCCGGAGAGCCGCCAGCAGGAGGTCTCGGAGATGTCCCGCGGCCTGAAGCTGCTGGCGAAGGAACTGGAGATCCCCATCGTCGCCATCGCGCAGCTCAACCGCGGCCCGGAACAGCGCACCGACAAGCGGCCCATGATGTCCGACCTGCGTGAGTCCGGTTCCCTGGAGCAGGACGCGGACGTGGTGATCCTCCTGCACCGCGAGGATGCCTACGAGCGGGAGAGCCCGCGGGCAGGCGAGGCCGACCTTATCGTCGCCAAGCACCGCAACGGCCCCACGGCCGTGATCACGGTTGCGTTCCAAGGTCATTTTTCGCGCTTCGTGGATATGGCCAGGTCCGACGACTGGTCGCCGCATCGGATGCTGGACGGTGCGTGATGGGCGCCGCGACCGAGACCACGAACCTCACGCCGACCGTCGAGGAACTACTCGACGACGCCACCGCACGCCTCGACCGGCTACTGCCGCACCTGCGGCCCGGCACGGTCGCGTGGGAGCTGCACCGCATCGCCGCGCAGCACAACGCCGCGCTACGAGCCATCGCCCAGCGGGCGGCGGACGGGGGTGCGCGGTGAAGCCCCGGCTGCTGGACCTGTTCTGCAAGGAGGGCGGCGCGGGTACCGGCTACGCCTGCGCCGGCTTCGAGGTCACCGGCGTGGACATCGAACCGCAGCCGCGGTATCCGTTCGCGTTCGTCCAAGCCGACGCCCTCGAATACCTCGCCGAGCATGGCCACGAGTACGACGCCGTCCACGCCAGCCCCGTGTGCAAGCGCTACAGCTCCGCCACCCCGGCCCGCACGCGCCAGACCCACCCCAACCAGATCGCGCCCGTGCGCGAACTGCTCCAGGCATCCGGCCGCCCCTGGGTGATCGAGAACGTGCCCGGGGCGCAGCGGCGCCCCGACATCGTCCTGTGCGGCTGCAACGTCGGCCTGCACGAGCTGGAGCGCGAGCGCTGGTTCGAGACGAGCTGGCAGGCGCGCGAGATGCGATCCCCCTGCTACCACGCCACATCCCCCATCACCGTCGCGGGACACGGCGAGCCCTCCGGCCCGCGCCTAGCCCGCGGCGTCCGCGCCACGAAGGCCGACTGGGCGCGGGCCATGGGCATCGACTGGATGACCCGCGACGGCCTAGCCCAAGCCATCCCACCCGCCTACACCGAGCGCGTCGGGGCGCTGCTGCTGGAGCACCTGGCCGCGGGCATCGCCAGCGAGCGTGCCGCATGACCGCCCGCACCGCGCGCCGGCCCGCGCCACCCGAGATGAGCGAGGCGGCCCTGCTCGACGCCGTCCGCAAGCTGGCGATGCTCACCGGATGGGTTCCGTACCATACTCACGATTCCCGCAGGTCAGAGGCTGGTTTTCCAGATTTGGTCTTGGTGAACGTGCGCCAGCGCCGCCTGCTTTTCATCGAGCTGAAGTCCACCCGAGGCCGCGTCCGCGCCCAGCAGGGGATCTGGCTCGGCATCCTCGCCGCGGTCGGTGCGGAGACCGCCGTGTGGCGGCCCGAGCACTGGCGCGACGGCTCGATCGAACGCGCGCTCAAGGGCGAGCGGCTACCGGCCGCCGCCGACACCACCACCCAAGGAGCCACCCGATGAAGCGCTACACCCCTCTCGCCCTGGCCGGCTACGCCGCCGCCATCGTCGCCGCGAACTACCTCACCGCGCACCACGGCCTGATCCCAGTCGGCTTCGGCCTCACGGCCACCGCGGGCACCTACTGCGCCGGCGCCGCCCTGATGCTGCGCAACCTCGTGCAGGACGGCCTCGGCCGCCGGTTCGTGGTTCTCGCGATCGTCCTCGGCGCCGCTCTCTCCGCCCTCACATCCCCGGCGCTCGCACTCGCCTCCGGGATCGCGTTCGGCGTCAGCGAACTAGCCGACACCGCCCTGTACACCCCGCTGCGCCGCCGCGGCTGGGCGCGCGCCGTCATCCCCGCGAGTCTGCTCGGCGCGCTACTCGATTCCCTGCTGTTCCTCGCCATCGCCGGGTTCCCCGTCACCGCGCGCGGCGTAGCCGGCCAGTTGGTCGGCAAGACGTGGGCCGTATGGCTGCCGGTCGCGGCCGTGACGCTGCTGCAGGGGGTGCGGCGGGATGCGGTACCTCGCGACGCCATCGGGTCCGAGCGTGCGTGACGCCATGCTCGCCGGCCTGATCGACACCATGACCGGCCCCTACCAGGGCAACGTTCTGCCGCCGGGAGTCCCGTGGGGCGCGGACAACGGCAAGTTCAGCAAGGAGGGCCCGCGGGTCAACTGGCTCGGGCACGAGAAATGGCTCGCGTGGCTGACCAGGCAGGCGCAGCGATACGGCGCGGACCTGTGCTGCTTCGCCGTAGCCCCGGATGTTCCGTTCTCCGCCGAGGGAACGCTCGCCGAGTCCCTGCCCTGCCTGAGCGAGATCCGCGACTTGGGCCTGCCGGCAGCGTTCGCGGCGCAGGACGGCTGCGACGAACTTGGACTGCCGTGGGATGAGTTCGACGTGCTGTTTCTCGCCGGTTCCGACGCGTGGAAGGACGGGTCTGTCGCCCGCGACCTGGCATTCGAGGCGCATGAGCGCGGCAAGTGGGTGCATATGGGCCGCGTCAACACGCTGCGCCGACTGAAGATCGCGCGCACTGCCGGGTGTGACTCCGCCGACGGCACGACTCTCGCGTTCGGGCCTAACCGCAATTTGGCGGTATGGCGTCGCTGGCTGACCAAGGCGGCCCAGGTGCCGATGCTCACCGAATTCGACCGGCGCCCGGTGTTCGCCGCCGCCGACACCACCGAGACAAAGGACTGACCCGATGACCGACGAGACCGAGACCAGCCGCCTAGTGGACGCGTGCACGCGCCTGACGGCCGAACGCAACGAGGCGCGTGACCGAGCCGCCGAACTCGAAGCCGAGAACGCCGAACTGCATCGTCGGCTCGAATCCATCCGGCTCGTCGCCTCCACGCTCCCCTACGCCATCGGCGCCAACCCGCGAACGGAGAACGCCCAAGCCGTCGTTGCCAGTCTCGGCCGCGCCATCGACGCACACGCCGTTGGCGACCGGATGCCGCAGGACGACTCACAGCGGCACGCTGAGCGGCCCGCAGCGGTCGAGCCATGGATTTCTCATGACGGCGCCGACGAGCCCTCAGGGGAGCTCCTGTGACGTCCGGGGCCGTCAAGGACTGGCACCCGGTCGTCTATGGCGCGACCGTCATCACGGGCGCCGATCAACGGCGGGCTCCCAGCGCCGACGAACGCCGACGAATCCTTCGCGCCCAAGGCGACAACTGCCTCTACTGCCAACTCCCGATAGGTTCGGAAGTCCTCCGAAAGGGCCGGCCTGTACGGCTCAGGCGAAACTGGGACCACTTCGTTCCCTACGCCTACGTTGCGCGCAACCCTGGCGCCAACTTCGTTCTCGCCTGCCACGTTTGCAACGCGATCAAGAACTGCCGCATCTTCGCGACAGTCGACGAGGCACGCCAGACGATCCTCCCCCTGCGCGAAGAGAAGGGCTACGAGGCCGCCTGGTCGGCCCGGCGCCGGGCTAACCTCGCCGCCAAAGCAGCCCGGGCCGGCCGCCCGCCGCGGCAGCCCATCGAAGTTGGACAGGTCTGGGCCTCGCGGACCGTCAAGGATCAAGGACGCACCATCCGCGTTGTTGCGGTCGGGCTCAACTGCGTGCGCTATGTGGTGCTGACACCTGCGGCAAAGGCCAAGAGAAACACCACCGGACGCTTCGGGGTGATGGCCACCGAAGCATGGCGCCCGCTGTACGACCTCGTCGGGGCAGAAGCAGGCAAGAACGCCCCGCGCGGCGAGCAGCACCCGAGAGACGGCGAGTGATGACCCGCCGCCTGCGCACCGACCGGATGACCGCCCGCGCCCGCGAAGCACGCACCACAGCGCTGCTACGCGACGCCTACGCCGACGTGCGCGCCAAGGTCGCCAGCGGCGAATGGAGCGCCGAGCGGGCGCTCGCCGAGACCTGTCCGCAGCCGATCAAGCCGTACGACGGCCTGCTTGCCGTTCTGCACCCTGGCAGTCCGCCGCGCCCGTACCTGAAGCCTGCGCTGGATGCGGCCGTGAAGACCTTCATCGAGCAGCACGCCAATCCGAGCCTGCTGTACCGCGACACCGACACGAACGGAGACCCATCTTGACCGGCCACCAGCACGCCCGACAGTCCCACGGCGCAAGCCCCGCCGCAGACCACCGCCTCGACCAGTTCGCCGCCGCCATCAGCCAGGGCCGCGCCGACAACCCCGCCATCGCGTCGCTCGCCGACACCGAGGCCCAGTTCATCGAGGCCGCCATGGACATCGGCGCGCACCTCGACCGCCAGACCGTCGGCGCGGCGTGGCTGATCCTCGGGCAGCTGATGGGCACGCGCCTGCAATCCACGCCTCCGGAGCAGCAGGCGCAGGCGCTCGCGATGCTGTTCCAGGTCGCGCGGCTCGCCGGGCAGCGGCTCTACACCGGGGACCGCCTCCCGATCGAGGCGCGCTGCCCGTTCACCTACGCCACCGGCAAGCCCTGCGCGAGCACCATCAAGGGCGTCAACGAGAAGCAGTTCGACACCAACATGCGCGCCCACATCTGGCAGCACCACCCCGACGAGACGTGGCCGCCAGCCGAGCCCGAGTGGCTCATGCCCCGACCGGACGACGAGGCCGGTGATCCCGCGTGACGCACTTCGCGTGGACCATGCTCACGGTCCTGATAACGGCGGCGGCGGTCAACCAGAGCTTCGAGGCGCTGGGCCGGATCGGGCGGCTGCTGGCGCGGCTGACGCGGTCGGGGGGCAGCGATGTCTGACGGACGCCGTGCCGTGCCAGTGGCTGCAATCGGAGCCACGGTGGCGCGCAACGTCAAACGCCTCCGAGAGGCCCAGCACCTGACGACCCGCGCCCTCCAGGATCTGTTGACCAAACTCGGCAGGCCGATCCCCGCCAGCGGCATTACGAGGATCGAGCAGGGTTCTCGCCGCGTCGACGTGGACGACCTCGCGGCGCTGGCGATTGCACTCGGCGTGAGGCCCGATCACCTACTCGGGACCTCGGACTGTCACGTCTGCAACGGCACGCCACCGGCCGGATTCACCTGCACAACCTGTGGAGCGACGAATGGCTGACTTCGCGTGTGTGATCTGCGGACTGCGCCCACCCCTCGGCCGCAGCTACGTGGACGGCGGTTGTTTCGCACGCATGCTCGGCGACCTGTGCGTCGTCGAATGGGCGTACGCCTACTTAGGTGTGCAGATGTCCGCCCCGCTCCCCGCGTGGAAGCCGGGCACGCTGCACCGCGCCGGCGAGTCCCGTCCGCCGCTGCCGGTCGCGCTGCATGATGCGCGCGTGGACATCCACGGCAAGCTCGCGAGCTGGGCCAGGCTGCACGCCGAAGAGGCGAACATGCGCGGCCCGGCCGACAGCACCGTCCCCGCGATCGCGCTGTGGCTGCGCGCGCAACTGCACTGGGCGTCGGATCAGCCGTGGGTCGACTCGTACGCCGCCGAGCTGGCCGACCTGCGCAAGACCGCGTACGGGCTCGCGCCGTGGGATCGGGCCCGTACGGATCTGCCGCTGCCCTGTCCGGCGCGCGGATGCGGCATGCTCTCCCTGAGCTGGTACAGCGGCAGCGAGACCGTGGTGTGCCGCAGCAGGCTGTGCGGGCACCGGATGACGAGCGGCGACTACGTGGCGGCGGTGATGGCGGAATGGGAGCGGCAGACGGCGGCGGCACGAGACGCGGTGATGGCGTGAGCAAGCGGGTGGCCGACCCGGCGTTCCCGGACCTGATCGCCATTGGCGACGGGCCGCTGGTCCCGTGCAAGGTTGTCGAGCTGACCGCTACCACGGTGGCGGTGGGGCGCGTCGAGGATGCGGACGGCGTCTCCTACGAGGTGGGGCAGCGCTACGTGATCCGCTACCAGGCCGCGCCGGTCGCCGAGAAGCTGGGCGTGGAGGTGGACGGCTGATGCGCTGGCAACTGGACTTCAACGGCCGATTCGAGCGGTACGTGGACGCCGACGAGATGCGAACCGGCCCGCACGGCGGCCGCGAGTTCGTGCGCCACACCAGCGACGGGACCGGGTTCGTCGTCGTGTGCACGATCTCGCACGACGTGGCCCCGTACGTCCGCGTCAGCTACGTTCCAACCTTCCGCATGGTCGGCGGACCTAAAGACGGCCAGGTCGCACCCGCGCCCGAGAAGGTGCCTGAACGGATCTACTTCCAGGCCGTCGTGGCCCTCGGCGAGGACGGTGAGACCCTGGCGCCAGTGCCGGGCACCCGGCTGCGGGAGCTTACGGACGTCTACGTGCACCACCCGCTCGACTGCGCGTGCCACGGCACGATGCGCGGGCTCGTCGAACACACTTATGTATGGCCCGAGACGTTGCATGAGCAGATGGCGATGCAGGGCGTGGCCAACCCTGTCGCCGCCTCCGGGTATCCTTCCGGCATCCCCCGAGACGATCAGGACGCCGACGGTGCCCGCTGCCCTCACCGACCAGGAGATGGCGTATCTCCGCAAAGCGTGCGGCCTGCCGCGCATCCCGGCCTCGATGCTGCCCGCTGACGACCCGGACGACCCGGCCGGGCGGCTGCTGACTACGGCGGAGGCGGCCGAGGCGGCGCACGTGCCCGAGGCGACAGTGCGCGACTGGGCGCGGCGCAAGCTGCTGCTGCCGTCCGGGCAGGAGGACGGGCGCCCGCTCTACCGCGAGTTGGACGTGCTGCGCGCTGAGGCCCGAACCCGGCGCGCAGCACGCGAGCAGCGGCTGGCCGCCGAAGCCGTGGAAGGCCTGGGCCGCGCGTCTACTTGACCTCACTAGGGCGTTTCCCACACACTGACGCACGTAGGCGCACTGCGCCCTTAGCCCCCGAGACCTGCGGTCTTACGGGGGCTTTCGCGTTTTCTGGCCCGATTCGGCCACCCCCACTCAGACCCGGGAGTACCGCCATGTCCGTGATCGACGACGCCAAGGCCTTCCTGTCGAAGCTGGAGGCCGACGCCGCCCACCTGTACGACGAGGGCAAGGCTCTGGTCGAGAAGCTGCTCGGCGAGGCCGAGACCGACGTCGCCGACATCGAGCAGGAAGCCGCCCCCGTCGTCGAGGCCGCGAAGGCGGACGCCGAGCAGCTGGCCACCGACGCCGTCAGCGGCGCCGAGGCCGTCGTGTCCGACAGCGGCAAGGCGAGCGCCTGAGCGTGCGCGGCTGCTGCTGCGCCGTGTTCGTGGAGTACGACTTCGAGACCGGACGCACCGACACCTCGCGCAGCCAGGTCCGCCACTGCTGCCCGGAGCATGGAGGGGGCGAACGTGACCGTAACCCCGCTTCCCGGTGACTTCGGCGTCGTACGCACCAGCGGCCCCTGGCTCGATCGGCTCGCCGCGTGGGCGATCCGCTGGGGTACCAACTCCCCCGTGAACCACGCGTTCATCGCCACCACCAACGGGCGCATCGTCGAAGCCGTCCGCCACGTGCAGCTCGGCTACGCCGACGAGTACGACGACATCGTCTGGTCCACCGGCCGACTCGCGCCGGAGCTGACGCCGAGCACGTCGCAGCGCGACGAGATCGTGGCCACCGCCCTGTCCATGGTCGGCGACAAGTACAACGCGCTGGACATCGTCGCGATCGGGCTCGCGCAGAAGCGCCTCGGCCACACCGTCAGCGACCGCACTTGGTGGGCCAAGCGCCTGTCGAACGACGGACGAGAGATCTGTTCGCAGCTCGTGGACAAGGCGTACTTCGCGGCAGGCATCCACCTCTTCGAGGACGGACGGCTTCCGGGCTTGGTCTCGCCTGGCGACCTGTACGACCTGCTGCTGCCCGCGCCCGTCGCGGCGTAGCCCCGAATTGTCCGCCCCGTTCGCAGGGCGGTTACTCCGCGATGGAGTGTGGCGTGATGCCAAGAGAACAGATCAACTTCCCCGCACCGCTCGAACCCTCGCAGGACTGGAACGGCACGCCGCCGCCCGTCCACGGCGAGGCGTGGCCCGAACCCGAACTCAACGTCAGCTGGACCCGAGCCGCCGACCACGGTCCCGGCAACGTGCAGGTCTCCCTGCTGCTGCCGACGGCCTACGTCGAGCACCTGGCCAAGTCCCTGGCCGACCCGGACTCCCCGGCTGGAGTGAGCGGGATCGGCGCATTCTCCCCGTCGCTTCCCCGCGACGAGCTGAACCGCCTGATTCGTACTCTGCGCCGAGCACGGGACCAGGCGTACGGCGCTGACGAGTAGTCCCACAGACTGGCCGCCCTTGACCCTGCCGGCCCGGGGCGGCCGGACCACCACGGCGCACGGAGGCGGCGATGGCCGGGATCGTCGTCCAGAACGACCCGATCAACCCGGGCCAAGAGCCGTACGCGCGCGGCCCGGTGCACATCGAGCTGGTCACCGGCACGACCGGCGGTGCGGGCTACACCGGGACGCAGAGCATCATCGGCACCTGGACCACGGAGACCGACAGCGCCGGAAACTGGTCCGTGACGCTCACGCCGACCAACTCGATCACCCCGGCGAACACGCACTACCGCGTGAACGAAGGCGGCTTCGTCAGCCTGATTCAGGTGCCGGACTCGGGCGGGCCGTACAACCTGAGCCAGCTGCTCGTCACCAACCCGCCGACACCCAGCGCACCCGGGATTACGGGCGAGCAGATCGCGGCGAACGGTGTCGTCGCCGGCGTGCGGCCCGAGGTCAACTTCATCGCCGGGACAAACGTCGGCATCGCCGCCGTCGACAACCCCGGCGCCAACCGCGTCGACGTCACCTTCACCGCCGCGGGCGGAGGGGGAGGCGGCGCCGTCGCCAGCGTCTTCGGGCGCACCGGGGCCGTCACCGCGCAGACCGGCGACTACTCCGCCGCGCAGATCACCGGGCTCGGCACCGCCGCGACGCAGAACACCAGCGCCTTCGACGCCGCCGGAGCAGCCGCCGCCGCGCAAAGCAACGCCATCGCCGCCGCGGCATCCAGCGCCGCCTCCCTCTACATCCCGCTAGCCGAAGCGGGCGCGAACAGCGGAGTCGCCACCCTCGACGGCTCCGGGCACCTCACCCCTGCGCAGGGCGCCAACCTCGTCGCCTCCGACTGGGCCGACATGCTCGGCGTCGCGCTGCTCACGGCCCCCTTCACGGATAGCGGCGTCACCTACCAGCAGACGCCCGGGGACCTGGTCCTGTGCCTGTGCATGGCGGCGAAAACCAAGACCATCTCCAATCTGGCGCTGTGGGTCACCGCCGGCGGGGTCACCGGTTCCGGGGTGAACGAGCTCGCGATTTTCGCCGAGGACGGCACGCTGATCGATCAGACCGGCGACATGACGGCCGCGTGGTCTGCGGCGGGAATGGTCGACGGGGCGCTGAGCGGCTCGCACACGGTGACGGCGGGAACCCGCTACTACCTGGGATTCCTGACCCACTACAGCGGGACCTCGCCACACTGCGCGGCGACGGGTACCGCGCAGACTGCGAACTTCCCCGTAGCGAACACGCACCGCACCGCGATCTTCAAGAGCGGGGTATCGGCCATCCCCACGAGCTTCGACCCGACGACGTACACGCCCAACTCCGGGTACTTCATCCTGTACGCGAGATAGCGGAGGTCGCGGCCATGGCAAATCCCGACCATGGCAACGACGGCCGCTTCACCCGCACCATCGAGGGCGCCGAGCGAGACGCCAAGGCGGCGCGCCAGAAGTCCCGCGGCCAGACCTACAGTCAGATCGCAGAGAACCTCGGCTACGCCGACGCCAGCGGCGCCTACCGCGCCGTACAGCGGGCACTCGCCGCAGTCCCGGCCGAGAACGTGGATGAGTTGCGCCGTATCCAGTCCGAGCAGCTAGACGCCTTGACGGCGAAGGCGTTCGAGGTCCTGGAATCGACGCACTTCGCGCACACCGTGCACGGCGAACTCGTGCTCGCTCCCGACGGTCAGCCGCTGATCGACGACATGCCGGTGCTGCACGCCATCGATCGGCTCATCCGCCTCGCCGAGCGCCGCTCGAAGCTCATGGGCCTGGACGCCCCGTCGCGGCACGAGGTGATCACGCTTGACTACCTCGACGCTCAGATCCGAGACGCCGCCGCGGAGCTTGCTAGAGCTGAGGCTGGAGAAGCTTCAGACTCTGCGTGACCTGCGGAAGCGGCAACTGGAACTGCGGCGGGCCACCGCGCGCAAGCAGTACGCCACGCCGGGCCTGCTGGCCGCAGCGATCGAGCGCGGCACCGTGCAGACCCCGGCACTGGACCTGATCGACGCGGCGCTGGTGGATGTCGCCGAGGGGCGCTGCGATCGGCTGATCATCAGCATGCCGCCGCAGGAGGGCAAGTCCACCCGCGTCACGACGACCACGCCGCTGTGGCTGCTGCTGCGTAACCCGGAGCTGCGCATCGCCATCGCGTCCTACGGCCAGGACCTCGCGGAAGAGTTCGGGCAGGCGATCCGCGACTTCATCACCGGCAACAGCGGCGAAGACGGCACGCTCGATTTGGGCCTGCGCATCGCCCCGGACAACGGCGCGGCGCGGCGCTGGAAGCTCGACGGACACCGCGGCGGCGTGCGCTCCGTCGGCCTGAGTTCAGGCCTGACCGGTCGCCCGGTGGACGTGCTGTTCATCGACGACCCGATCAAGGGCCAGGATGACGCCGACTCCGAGGTCTGGCGCGACCGCGTGTGGAAGTGGTGGCAGACCGTCGGCGCCACACGTCTGGCCCCCGGTGCGCCCGTAGTGCTGGTGCTCACCCGCTGGCACGAGGACGACCTCGCCGGCCGCCTGCTCGCCGCGGAGGACGCCTCCCGCTGGCGCGTGATCAACATTCCGGCGCTCGCCGACCACGACCCCGCGAAGGGCCAGAGCGACCCGCTCGGCCGCAAGCCCGGCGAATGGCTGCAATCCGCGCGCGGACGCACCGAGCAGCAGTGGCACGAGATCCGCGTCCAGGCCGGAACGCGGGCGTTCACCGCCCTCTACCAGGGCCATCCGTCGCCGGACAAGGGCAACGTGTGGCTGCGCCAGTGGTGGCGCCGCTACACGGTCCCGTTGTGGTCGCAGCACCCCGAACTGCCAGGCTCGTGGATCGTCGCGGAGTGCGACGAGGTCCTGATCAGCGCCGACATGGCGTTCAAGGACACCAAGGGCAGCGACTACGTCGCCATCGGCGTGTGGGTGCGCCGCGGCGCGCAGGTGTTCCTGGTCGATCAGATCCGCAAGCGCCTCAGTTTCACCGAGACCCTGACGGCGTTCGCGGGCCTGTGCGCGAAGTGGCCGCAGGCGGCGGCGAAGCTGGTCGAGGACAAGGCCAACGGCACTGCGGTCATCGACAGCCTGCGCAAGAAGATCCCCGGGATCATCGCGGTGAACCCGAAGGAGTCGAAGTACGCGCGCGCCGAGGCGGTCGCGCCGTTCGTCGAGGCGGGCAACGTGTTCCTGCCCGATGGCGAGATCGCGCTGTTCGACGTGGACGGGTTCGTCGACGAGGCCGCCGGGTTCCCGCGGGCCGCCCACGACGACCAGGTCGACCAGACCAGTCAGGCGCTCGGGCGGATGCTGCTGCGGGTCGGCTCCGGAGCGGCCTACCTCGCCGCAATGAAGCAGCGAGCGCAAGAGGCAGGCCTCAACGTCCCCACCGCTGCGCGCGATGCGCACCCGACCGCACAGGGAGGGCGGCGTGGCCCCGACGGCATCCCCATCCCTCAAGCGGTCCGCCCGCGACTCGCTCAAGCGAATGGGCACCCCGGACGGCCCGGTCTCCGGTAGCCAGCTCGCACCCGCCAACACCCCGGCCGCGATCGCGCAGGGCCTCGCGGCGCAGGGCATGGATCAAGGCGGCAACTTCACTCCGGGCCGGCCGCTCAATCCGTACTTCGGCTACTCGACGGCAGCCCGCGGCACCGACTACCCGGTCGGCGTCAACATCGCCACCCAGGGCCGCGCGGCGTGGAACCGACCCAGTTTCGACACACTGAAGGCCGTCATCGACGGCTACGACGTGGCGCGCATGTGCATCAACCACAAGATCGACGAGCTTCGGTCAATGGAGCTGATGTTCCAGCCCGCCGATGGCGTGAAGGACGACGTCGAGGACGCCATCGACGCCGCGAGGCTCGTGCTGGCCTACCCGGACCGGGAGTTGCCGTACGAGGCGTGGTTCTCCAAGTGGATGGAGAACGTCTGGAAGTACGACAACGCGCCCCTGTATAAGCGGCGCGACGGCAACGGGGACGTGATCGCGCTCGAAGTGGTGGACGGCAAGACCGTTCACCCGTACATCGACGCCAACGGCCGGCGCCCGATGCCGCCGGCGCCGATGGCGTGGCAGGTCGTGCACGGCATGGTGGGCACCTGGTTCACTCGCGATGACCTGATCTACGTGCCGTTTCGGCCGCAGGAGGACAGCCCGTACGGGCTCGCGCCGATCGAGTCGATCCTGCTCACCGCGAACACGGACATCAGGTTCCAGTGGCACTTCCTCCAGATGTTCACCGACGGCTCGGTCCCGGCCGGCTTCATGGAGCTGCCACCTGACATCTCGCAGCCGCAGCAGGTGCGCGAGTGGCAGGACTACTGGGACGCCATGGTCATGGGCGACCAGGCCAAGCTGCACCAGCTGCTCGCCGTCCCGAACGGGTCGAAGTTCACCGGTACCAAGCCGGCCGCGTTCGACCCCACGTTCGTCCAGTACCTGATGCGCCGCACCTGCGCCGCCCACGGCGTGGTTCCGCAGGACCTCGGGTTCATCGAGGACGTGAACCGCGCCAACGGCGAAACGCAGGTCGACATCCAGTTCCGGGTGAACACGCTGCCGTCGGTGCTGTTCGTCAACGGCATCCTCACCCGGTACCTGCAGAAGGACATCGGTCTTCCGGTCAAGGTCAGCCTCGACACCGGCCGTGATAAGGAGGACCGGCTCGCCGAGGCGCAAGCGCACCAGCTGTACGTGGATATGGGCGCCGAGTCGCCGGACGAGGTGCGTGTGGACGTACTGGGCAAGGCGATCGACAAGGAGCGGCCCGTCGGCCGGTTCTACTCGACGCCGCGGCTCGGCCCGATCCCGCTCACGGCCATCGCCGCAGTCGCCGGGCAGATCGACCCGGACACCTACGGACCGACGAAGGATCAGCCGCCGCTGCCGTTCACGCCCGCGATCGGCGTCGTTCCGCCGGCGGATACGGGTGCGGGCACGCAGGCTGGGCGTGTACAGCAGGAGCCGGAAGCGCCGGCGCAGGCGTCAAGCGCCGAGCAGCAGCCGGAGAAGCCCGACGAGGACGTGCGCAAGGCTGTCCTGTCCGGCGCCGAGGCTGTGGAACTGGCCGCGTTCCGCGAGTTCGTCACCGGCTCGCGGCGGCGTGGACGCTGGCGCGACTTCGTGTTCAAGACGGTCTCGCCGGCCATCGCGGCGGAGCTGAACCGCGGCGGTCGCGCCGAAGTGGGTGGCGCTGCGCTCAAGGCCAAGGCCGACGGTGCGGCGAAGAACACGCCAGGCCTGACCAAGCGTTCCGGCATGATCTCGCTCGACCTGCCGCCCGGCACGGTGCCCACGCTGCCCGGCGGCGTGGACGACCACCACATCACGATCGTCTACCTCGGTAGCGATGTGGACGACGACGCTTACGCGGAGGCCTGCGCACGGGCTGGTGCTGCGGCTGCCTCGATGACGGGCCCGTTGATCGGCACCGTCGCCGGGATCGGATCGTTCGAGCCGTCCGCAGGCAGCGACGGTCTCGTGCCCGCGTGGGCCGCGGTCTCGGTGCCGGGTGTGCACGACCTGAACAGCGCGCTCAGCGATCTGTCGACCAGCGAGCACCGGGACTACCATCCGCACGTCACGCTGGCCTACGTCCAGCCCGGCGAGCCGCTGCCCGACCCGGTTCCGGTCGCGCCGGTGACGTTCACGCACCTGTCGGTGCACCGCGGCAGCGACGTGACGCGGATCCCGCTCGGGCCACGTGACAGCGCGACGGTCGCGAAGGCGGATGCCGACCCAAAAGACCAGGCCCCGCCGCAGGGGCCTGAGTCCGCGCAGCAGTGGCCGGGCTGGCAGTACGACCTCGCTGCCGCCGTGTACTGGGCGCCGCTGGTCGCTATGGCGCTCGGCGGGGCGTTCGACGCCGAGGTGCTCGCGCACGCGTTCCTGGCCAGCCACACCCGCTCGGCGGCGCCCGCAGGCGAGAGCGATGACGAGCGCGAGCAGCGCCTGCAGGCCGCGGCGGCGCAATGGCTGGAGCAGTACCGCAGTGCACTCCAGCGCGAGTTGCGTACCGTCGTGCCGGGCATCCTCGCCGACGGCTACGCGATCGGCACCGCCTCGGCGACCGCCGTCATGGACGCGGGCGAACGCGGCAGACAGGAGGCCGCCGCCGAGATCGCGGCGGACATGGCCGACTGGCATCCCGGCAACTACGAGGCGGCGATGCTGCTGATCGGCCGCGACGCCAGCGGCTCCGGGGTGCGCGACCTGCTCGATAAGGCCAACGTCCAGATCAAGTCGATCGCGGACACACGCCTGAACGACCTCGGCCGCTTACTCGCGGTTGGAGCGGCACGCGGTGACTCGGCCGACACGATCGCGCGCGACATCCGCGACCTGCTCACCGCGCCCTGGCGGGCGCACATGGTGGCCTCCACCGAACTGGCGCGCGCCGTCTCGGCGGCGGCGGTCGATGGCTACCAGGCGCGCGGCTACCGCGAGATCGAGTGGCTGGACGCCGGGGACACGCACGTCTGCCCGCAGATCTGCGAGCCGAACGCCGAGCACGGACCCGTCCGCATCGGCGAGCCGTTCCCCTCCGGAGCGTTCGCGCCACCGGGCCACCCGGAGTGCCGCTGCGCGCCCGGGGTCGTCATCTCTTCCCGCAGGCAGGAGGGCGAGTAGATGGCGGACGAGCAACGGTTCATCGTCGCCCTGGCGTACCAGGCCGGCCGCGACGAGCGTATTGGCAAGGGGCTGGACGAAGGCCGGGACTTCTTCACGAAGGAGCAGCTGGAGAAGGCCGCCGACTCGTTCGCGCGCAATCGTCTCGGCGGCGGCGCGTTCCACCTGGACGGCACCGACGGCGAGTTCGAGCCGACACGGTCCTGGATCCACTACGGCCCCGACTGGACGGTCACCGGCCCGGACGGCGCGGTCACGGTCGTGAAGGCGGGCGACTGGCTCGTCGGCGGATACCTCAGCCCGGCCGCCTGGGACCTGTACAAGCGCGGCAAGATCACCGGTGTCTCTCCGCAGGGCACCGCCACCCGCCTCAAGCGCAGGAGCAGCGGATGAGCGCCGAGACCTCGGAAGACGACGACTTCACCGAGCTCGTCGACCCCGACATCACTCGCGTTGACGTGGTCGGCAAGGCGGCGAACGGGACGACGATCCTGATCGCCAAGAGCGCGCAGGGCGAACCTGCCGGTCTGTTTCACCCCGAGTTCGTGCGCGAGCTGGTCGCCAAGGCCGAAGCCGAGGCGCCGCCGGCCACCGAGACGGTGACGCTGATCGGCAGCCCCGCCGCGATGGCGTCGCTGATGAAGCAGGCCGCCGACCGGCGCGCGATCGAGTACGTCGCCAAGGCGGAACTGTCCACGTCCGACGTCAACGACCTGCCTGACTCGGCGTTCGCGTACATCGAGCCGGGCGGGACGAAGGATGACGAAGGCAAGACGACGCCGCGCGGCAAACGCCACTTCCCGGTGCACGACGAGGCGCACACCCGCAACGCCCTGAGCCGCGCGCCGCAGTCCCCGTTCGGCGACAAGGCCATGCCGAAGATCAAGGCGGCGGCCAAGCACTTCGGCATCCAGGTAGCCAAAGCCGACGGCTCAGAAGATCCCGGGTCGCCCGAGTGGGAAGGCCGGGACGCCGACTCCGCCGACGGCCTCGTGCAGGCGATTCTCGCGCTGCGCCCCCGCATCCAGGCGCTCGCCGTCCGCGAAGGCGCCGAGGTCGGCGCGGGCCATATAGACGACCTGTGCGACGTATTCGACCTGCAAAGCGCGCAGGACTTCCTGATGCAGGCCGCGAAGCTGCTCGGCGGTTTCGCCGTCTCCGAGCGCGCCGAAGCGGGCGCCGACGTGACCAAGGCGCAGCACACGCCAACCCCTCCCGCCGCAGCGGCGGCATCCTCACCCCAGGAGAGCACCGTGACCGACACCAAGGCCGACGAGGCCACCACAGCCGCACCCGTCGCCAAGTCGGACGCGGACGCCCTGACCGAGGCCGAGTACGCGCAGCTCGGCCGCGAGTTCCTGCGCAAGATGGCCGCCGAGAAGACGGCCCCCCAGACCACCGACGCGGCCGCGCCGGGAGACGACGTCCGGACGATTCCGGGCACCGAGACCGTCCAGGCGCCCGCAGCGGTGCCGGACGACATTGCGAAGGCGATGGCGGCACAGCTCGCCACCGCGCTCGGAGAGGCCATGGCGCCCGTGGCGAAGCAGGTCGGAGACCTGGCCGCGTTGGTGGGGAGCCAGAGCGAGCGCGTGGAGAAGGCGTTGGCCCAGCCTGACGACAGAAGGTCCCCCCTGCTGAACGGGGCCACCGGCGAGCCGACGCTCGCCACCCGGGGCAAGGACCCCACGGGCGACGCGCGGTTCCAGGCCGTGATGAAGGCCGTCAGTGACATGTCGGACGGCCCGGAGAAGGCCCAGCTGCAGCGCCGAATCGCCCTCGGGGCGATCGCGGGCACCATGGGTCACCCCGCCGAGGTCGCGGCCCGCTTCAGCAGCTAGGGACCGTCTTTCCACGCAAGCCCCCGTGAGGCGATGCCCCGGGGGCTTTGTCATGCCACGAAAGGCAGGCACCCAGCATGGATCTCGACCAGATCACAGCAGAAACGATCGACCTGTTCAAGGCCGCGACCAGCGGTATCACCAGCTCTACCGGAATCAAGGGCGTCGACCTGTCGGGCCTGATCTCCCTGATTCCGGTCGAGACGCCGTACCGGGACGAACTGGCGCGCACCGGCCCCGAGATGGGGTCGAACCTCGCGCAGTGGGAGGTGTTGCTGAACGTCAACAACACCCAGCCCAAGCCATCCGTCGCGTACGACGCGGCGGGCAAGCTGGCGAAGGTCAGCCAGATCACGTTGCAGGCCGCGTACGCGCCGATGGCGATGGGCTACACGGTCACCCGTGACGCGATCGCCAAGGCCCGCGGGTACGCCAACGCGCAGGCCATCGCGATCTACAACGCGATGAACCAGTGGAAGATCGGCGAGGACAAGATGGCGTTCGGCGGCCAGAACTTCGCCCTCGCCCGCCCGGCCGCGCCGACGGTCACCCAGTCGGACACTGGCGGCTCGATCGCCGCATCCACCGCGACTTACGTGGCGGTGGCCGCCCGCACCGGCTCCGGGTACTTCTACTGCGACGGCCCCGGCGCCGCCGACGGCAGCACCGCCGGACAGGGCAACAGTCGGGCCAACAGCGGCAACGTGACCACCTCCACGGTGGCCGCAGCAACGCACTCGGTCTCGGCGTCCGTCCCGTCCGTGGTCGGCGCCGTAGCCTACGACTGGTTCCAGTCGCCCACCGGCGCCGGTGGATCGTGGCTGTACTACACGACAACCACCGTGCCATCCGTCACCATGACCAGCACGATCGTCGCGAACCAGGCCCCGCCGACGACCACGCTGCCGGGCCTGTCGTCCACGACGCCGACGATCAGCACGGCGGCGGACAACGGCAGTGCGGGCACGAACGAGTTCAACGGGTTCCTGGCGTCAGTTACCGGCGACTACGTCGACAATGGCGTGCTGGTGCAGCACGGATCCGGGCTCAACTCGAGCGCGACGCTGATCGACGCGGCCGGCTCACAGTTCACCGTATCCGGCGGCGGCATCACGCAGCTGGACAACTTCAACAAGCGGTACGCCGACACCACAGACGGCCTGGGCCCGTCGGTATACCGGGTCTCGTCACAGGAGGCGAACTCCCTGTCGGCGCTCGTGCTGAACAACCCCGGCGCGGTGACCTACCTGACGATGGACGACGCAGCGGGCCGCTCGCAGATCGTGGCAGGCGGCCGGGTGGGCTCGTACGTGAACCGCGTGACGGGCGAGCAGATCCCGATCCGGTACTACCCGCACATGGTGCCGGGGACGCTGACGGCGGCACGTTACAGCGTGCCATGGCCGAACGCGGATATCTCGCGGGTGGAAGAGATCCGCTGCCTAGACGATCTGTACAACTACGTGTACGGGTCGGACCGGGCCAGCGGCGGCCCGCGCGAGGACGGCGAGGCGCGGTCACTGGAGACGTACATCAACCGCGCACCCGTGGTCTGCGGGGCGATCCAGAGCATCGCCGCCTCGTAGCCGCCCAAGGAAGCCGACAGCGCCGCCGCGCGGAGCGCAAGACCGCGCGGCAGCGCACCGGAAGGACCCGAAACCATGCGCATGATCAACCTCGTCGGGGCGACCAGCGTCACCGACCCGACCACCGGCACCGTCTACAAGGCGGGACCTGACGGCGTGTTCGACCTGCCGCACGCCTACGCCACCGAACTCGCCACCCGGCACGCCGGGCACTGGCGCGTCGAGTCCGAGTACGAAGCTGCCCAGTCCGCTGCCCGCAAGGCGGAACTGCGCAACCCGCAGGTGCTCACCGGTGTCGTCGCCGACCTGCGCGAGCGGCTGGAAAGGGCCGAGGCGCGCATCGAAGCGCTGGAGGCGCGCGGCGCGGAGGGTGGCACCGAAATCGATAGCGAGGACGCCGAGGATCCCCTCGGGGGGGTGGCCGAAGAGAAGAAGGCGGTGCAGCCCCGCAAGACCGCCGCGAAGAGGGCGGCCGCGGGCAAGCCTGCGGCCGAGTGATCGTCCTGCCTTACACGCGGCTGCATCCAGTCACGGCCCGGCTGGCCAATGCTCACGCCCCGGGCCACGTGCGCGTCAGGCTCGACCCGGCCGACGACACCGCCTACTGGACGCTGCTGGCCAAGCTGTGGCGCGAGCCGGACGACCTGCTCATCGTCGAGCAGGATGTCGGGATCCACGCCGGCGTCGCGCAGGGCCTGACCTCGTGCCGTGAGCCATGGTGCGGCCACCCGTACCCGATCGGGCGACAACTGCTCGTCTGCCTCGGCTGTACGCGCTTCACCGCGGAGCTCAAAGCGGCCGAACCCGACCTGCTTGACGAGGTTGGTCGGGATGGCACCGGGGGCCTGCCGCCGCGCGTGTGGCAGCGCCTCGACGTGCGCATCCTCGACCACCTGCGGGCGCGCGGCTATAAACAGCACCGGCACGAGCCGGCGGTGCGGCACTACCACAAGTACCCGACCGTATAGGGGGCGCCGTGGTCACGCCCGTCGTCGCGCCCTACGTGCCCACCTACGCCAGCTACACCCCCTACATCACCGGCCAGGACTTCCTCAACGAGCCGACCGGTGTGGACACCAGCCAACTGATCCCGCAGGGCAGCCAGCTCTCGCAGGAGGCGGCACTCGCGCGGTTGGTCGCGAACGCGTCCAGCGAGGCGGACCGCATCTGCCAGAAGGTGCTCGCCGCGACGCTCGACATCGAGTCTGGCGAATACCGCATCCGCCGCGACGGCACGATCTGGGTTCCGGTGCCGTACTCGCCGCTGATCAGCGTTAACGCGGTGTCGATCGGCTACTCGGTCGCGAACATGGCGGCGATGAGCGATCTGTCGGGTATCCGGCCGGTGCGCAACGTCGCCCGCATCCCCGTGCCGAGCGCCCCGTCGCTCGCCTTCGCGTTCAATCCGAAGCCGGCGGCGTTCGCGCAGTCCGGTTGGGTGTTCGCCGACGTCAGCTACGTCTCCGGCTGGGCGCACAGCACTCTGGTCGGCTCGGTTACCGCCGGGGCGACCTCCGTGACGCCGGCCAATGCGCTCGGGTTCGTGCCTGGCCTGCCGTTCACGGTGTACGACGGCCAGAACACCGAACCCGCCGTGGTCGGCGCCGGCTACACGGTTGGCAGCCCGGTCGTGCCGCTCGCCGCGCCGCTGGTCCACGCGCACGACGTGGGCACGACGGTCAGCGCGCTGCCGCCGTTCGTGCGCGAAGCCGTCATCCGCCTGGCGGCGTGGCTGGTGAAGACCCGCGGCTCGGAGGCGATCGTCGTTAGCTCCGTCGGCGGCCAGCCGTCGCAGACGCAGCAGATCGACCTCGGGGGCAGTCCGGACTACAAGGAAGCCGAGCGGGCGCTGCTGAACCTCAAGAGGTCGCGGTGAGCCGCTCCGCGGTGCGCCAAGCCCTCTATGCGTACCTTCAGGCCGGGTGCAGCCGGGGACAGGGCAGCGTGACCGGCGTGGACAAGGTCTACCGCGCCTTCCCGTGGCTGATCGACGGCAAGACGTGGGCGCCCTCGGCCGCGCTGGGCTCGGGAACGGTCGTGTTCCTGCACTTCATGGACAAGGGCGAGACGCGGGCCGCAGACCCGGCGGCGAGCGTGAGCAGCGAGGTTGTCGGCTGGAAGCTCGTCGACTACCAGGTCGCGGTCGGCGTGTACTACCAGTACGTCATCCCGTCGAACACGCAGAGCGTCCAGTACGACGGCGACGAGTGGGTGCTCCAGCTCGACAAGACGCTCGAAGAACTCGAAGCGTGGATCCGCGCCGACCCGACGGCGGGCACCGGCCCGAACGGCGACGGTACGGGCGCTGTGTTCGAGATGGCGCAGTCCCCGGGCGATCTGACGCTGCCGCAGGATCTGCCGCTGCGCATGCCCGGAAAAATGATCTCCTTTCAGGCCCTGCACTTCACCGCCACCGAGGTCATTCAGGCCTGATCCACGATCCCCGCCCCGCGCGAGCTCGGGTCCGCGCGGGGCGGTCCCTTTTCCCGCGCCGGTTCGGCGCTGAGCCGATGGAGGGCCGATGGCCACGACCGATGCCGCGCCCGCGGGCGATGGCCTGCCGGGCGGCGGGGGTGTCTGCGAGTACGTCGACGAGCAGTCGCGCACCTACCAGTTCGCCGACGGGACGGTGATCACGCCGCAGCGCGGTGACGTGTGCGCGATCCCGTACGACCCGGGCGACGGGCGCTGGCAGCCGACGAAGAAGAAGGTCACCCGCCTGCCGGACAACCATCCCGACCAGATCGCGCTCACGCAGGCCGCAGCAGCGGACGGGCGCGCCGAAGTCCTCCAGGCCGCCAGCGCGGCGCCGACGGCCGCTGAGGCCGCCCTGGCCGCGGACGCGGCCTCGCAGCCGACCCCTGAGACCGGAAAGGCCGCATCGTGACCGCCGCTGTGATGTACCCGGTCAGCGCCAAGTTCGCCGGCGTCTCGAAGGATGCCGGCGACGGCACGCCGGTCGCCATGGTGGACAACCTCAACACGACCACGTTCGACTTCGTTGACACGCCCGTATGGATCAACGACGCCAGCAACATCGGCGGTATGGACGCCACGGGCACACAGACGCAGGGGAAGATCTACTGCGCCGTCAACGCGGGCGGCAACGTGTTCACCGACACCTTCCCCTACCTGCTGGCGAACATCCTCGGCGACGTGACCACGACGGGCACCGCGTCGCCGTTCACACACAAGGCAAGCCTGCTCAACCCGGCGGCGGGCAACAGCTACCGGGCGCAGCCGGTGAGCAACACGTTCACCGCGTACAACGGTGTCGCGGCTAGCACCGGGGCGTGGCAGATCGCCTCCGCCGCTCTCTCGCAACTCGTGATCGAGTTCGACGCGTCGTCCGGGCTGCTGACCTGGACGTGCACCGCGAACGGCTGGCCGTCGGTCATCGCCGCAGTGCGCCCGACGTCCGCGCCCTCGACGGTCAAGCCGATCGCGGCGTGGCGCGGGCAGATGGGCCTGGGCGGTCCCGCGTCGGGGGGGACGCTGCTCGCGAACCTCGCCACCGCGAAGATCACGATCAACCGCGAGATCGAGAACCAGTTCATGGCCGACGGCACCCAGAACCCGACCGGGATCGGGCGCGGCGCGATCTCCACAGCGTTCGAGGCGACGTTCCTGGCGCAGGACAACGTCGTGTGGACCGACATGATCCAGAACACCAAGCCGCAGGTCCAGTGGCTGTTCAACGTCGCCGCCGGGCAGCAGGTGCAGTTGGACATGCAGGTTGCCTCGTTCCAGGTCGCCAAGCCGAACTACGGCAACAAGATGGTGCGCTGGGACACCAGCGGCGTCGGCGAGCGCAACTCCACGAACGCCGGCGCGTCAGGCGGTCTGGGCTCGATTCAGGCGACCGTCGTCAACGCCGTCGCATCCGGCCACTACACGTAATCCCTGTCCGACCCGAGACCCGAGAGAGACCATGACCGACCCGAGCACGGGCCCGGACGGGGCGCGCGAGCACACGCTGCCGTCCGGGCTGAAAGTCACCGTCCGCTCCCACCGCACCCTGCGCCGCGCGGACATCCACCAGGTGTGGGCGGCAGGCAACAACGCCGACGAAGGGCTTAGCGCGGCGGCGCAGCACGACAAGCTCGCGGAGCTGCTGGTCGAGTCCACCAGCGACCCGGCCAGATACCCGGTGCCCCTGGCCCCGCCGACCCTCGACCTGCTCGACGGCGCCGACTACACGGCCCTGTACCGGCTCATGGACAACGGCTGGCGGCTGGCCAACGGCCTGTCCGTCGTGCCGAACCCGGACGACTACGCGGACCCAAAAGCGCCGAAGCCGGAGTCCAGCGGCTCAAGTCCAGACTCCGAGGATTCCCCGTCGAGCCCGTCGACGGATGCGACTGGGACGACTTCGCCGACTACGAGTACTTCGACCGAACCCGAGGCTGGCCGGCCGTCGTCGTAGACGAGACCCCGTACTGGATCCTCGCGCGCTACCGCATGGCCGACCAGATCCGCGCGGAGGTGAAGCGTGGGCGTTGACGCGCACGTCGACGGCGCCGACGCGTGGTCCGCTGCCGTCGATGCGATAAGGGCGCGCATCGGCGAAGCGACCGACCGCGCCGTGGACGACGGGCTCGCGCTGATCCAGCGGCGGGCGCAGCAGAACCTGACGCGCTACACCCACCCGCAGCGCACGCCCACCCCGTCACCGCCCGGCCAGCCCCCGGCGCTCATCGGCGGAGCGCTGCGCCGCTCCGTGGTCGCCCGCCGCACGCTGCACGGCCCGCAGCTGTACTCCGGCGGCGTCGGCCCGACCATCGTGTACGGCCCCATTCAGGAGCGCGGAGGCGCCGCCGGGCGCGGCCACCACTCGATCCTGCCGGCGCGCCCATACCTGGCCCCGGCGGCGGCGACGGAAACGCCGGAGATCCGCAAGCTGTTCGCCGAGGCCTGGAGCGCCGCAATCAGGGGGTAAGCCATGCCGGAGGACCTGCCACCGCTCGTCACGAAGCTGACGGCCGACCTCGGCGGCCTGGACCAGGGCCTGGCACGGGGCAAGACCGAGGTCAAGGCGTGGAAGCAGGAGGTGGCCTCCGAGTTCAACGGCGGCCGCTCGATCGGCGCTGGCTTCGGCAAGGACGTCGCGGACGGCATCCAGGACGCGATCCCGGCCGAGTTCGCGGGCAAGGCCACCGGCGAGCGGCTGGGCAAGGACGTCGGCGGCGGCCTTAAGCAGGGCGTGCGGGACGCCGCCGAGTCCGCGGGAGACGAGGCCGCCACGGGGATCACGACCCGGCTGCGCGACTCCCGGGGGCGCTTCATCCGCGCCGGTCAGGACATCGGCGACAGCATCGGCGACGGCATATCCAAGGGTGTCGATCCCGGGCTCGACGAGGTGGAACGCAAGGTCGTCGACAAGACCAAGAAGGCCGGGCAGGACGCGGGCAACGCCGCAGGCGAGGGAATGTCACCCCTGATCGTCTCGGCCCTCGTCGGCGCGGCCGCGCTCGGCGGCCCACTGCTGGTCGCCGGGATCGGTACGGCCATGGTCGGCGCGACCGCGCTGATCGAGAAGCAGAACAAGGTGATCTCCGCCGACTTCGCGAAGACCGGCAAGGACGCCGCCAGCGAAGTCGAGCAGGCCGCCGCCCCGCTCGCCGGCACCCTGAACCAGGCGCTGATCGGCGTCGACAAGCAGGTCAAGGCGATGGCGCCGGACCTTAAAAGCATGTTCTCGGCGGCGGCTCCGGACATCGCGGATGTCACCAGCGGCCTGACCGGCCTAGTCGGCGGCGTGCTGCCCGGGCTGAGCAGCGCCCTGTCGCGCGGGCAGGTCATCGTCTCGGACTTCTCCCAGTCGCTGCCCGTGCTCGGCGCGGACATCGGCAGATTCTTCAGCAGCCTGGTGGGCAACGCCGACCTTCAAGGCCGCGCCCTGCAAGGGACGCTCAACTCGCTGGGCAACACGGTCTACACGGTCGGTTCGCTGATGGGGTCGGCGTCCACGGCCCTGGCGCCGCCGCTGCTCGGCCTGACGCACACGGTCAACGGGCTGGACGACGCGATCCGCGCGGTCGGCAGTCCCGCGGTGGTCGGCGGTGCGCTCGGCGCGCTCGGTGCGCTGAAACTGGACCCGAAGATCCAAAGCGGCCTGCTCTCCGGCGCCGAAGGGCTCTCCAAGCTCGCCGACAAGGCCAGCGAGTCCGGCGGCACGCTCGGCAAGGTCGAGGGCGCCGCCTCCAGGGCGTCCGGGGTGCTGGGGAAGATGGCCGGGGTCGTCGGCGGCCCGTGGGGCATCGCGATCGGCGCCGGCATCGGCCTGGCCACCGGGCTCGCGGCGGCGCTCGACCACGCCGACGACGCCACCAAGGCGATCACCGTCAGCCAGGGCAACCTGGCCGCCGCGGTGCAGCAGGACGGAGCGAAGGCTGGGCAGGCGACCTCGGCATACATCGCGCAGCAGGCGCAAGTCTCCGGACTGGCCGACGAGGCCAAGTCCGCTGGCGTGTCGCTCAGCCTGCTGACCGAGGCCGCGACCGGCAACCAGGCTGCGCTCAGTCAGTTGACCGCCGCCACCGGGGCGGCGAACGAGGTGGGCCGACAGCAGCAGTTGACCACCGTGGCGCAACTGGACGGCCAGGCTCAGCTCGCCGCGGCGCATGAGAAGGGCTCGGTGGCGGTCAACACGCTTTACGGCTCCACGGTGCAACTGGCCTCCGCGCAGGACCAGCTCAACAGCTCGTTCACGACGGGCAGCACCCGGCTCGCGCAGGGGCTGGTCGCCTCGAACTCCCTGACGGACGCGAATCAGCAGCTGCTGGCCAGTGTCCGCGCGCAGGAGCAGCAGGTCGCGAACGAGATCGGCAGGCAGACGGAGCTGAACGCGGCCATGGCCGCGTTGAACGACACCACGCTCATCTTCAATGCGACGCTCGACGCCGACTACCAGAAGCTGACGGCGAGCGCGCAGGCGGCGGGGCAGAGCGCGGCGGCGGCGCTGGACCTGGGCAGTAGGCAGAGCACCCTGAATCAGTGGCTGGCGTCCTCGGTGCAGCAGTACCAGCTGGCGACCGGCGGCGCGAACGCGTACGGCCAGGTCCTGACGGCTCTCAACGGCACCGAGAACACGCTGCTGGGCACGGAGGCGTCGTTCACGATCGCGCTGGACGGGGTGAGCAGGGCGGCTCAGGCCAACGGCACGAGCCTGGACGTGAACAACGCCAAGGGCGCGCAGAACGTCCAGACGTTCACGCAGCTGGCCTCCTCCGCGCAGAAAGCCGCTGTGGCGGTCTACCAGAACGAGGTGGGCACCAAGGGCGCCACGCTCGCCTACCAGGACGCGAACGCGAAGCTGGCGGCGGAGAAACAGGCGTTCATCGACAACGCCGTGCAGGCCGGGTTCAACCGGAAAGCAGTCAAGGACCTCGCGAACGAACTGTTCGGGCTCCCGCACGACATCCCGCTGGAGGTGAACGCCACCACGGCGCAGGACCAGGTGCGGGGCCTGGTGAGGTGGATCGACTCGCAGACCGGCACGATCACGGTGCAGACGGGCAGCGGTTCGGGCGCATCGGGCGTCGCGTACAACCCGAAGTCCGGCGGCGGCAAGGCGCTGTACGACTACGGCGGCTGGACGCGCGCCGCCCCGGGTCAGCCGGAAGAGGCGATCGTGCACGGCGGGGAGTACGTCCTCTCCCGCGACCAGCTCGCCGGCCGCCAGCAGGTCGACGCGCGCGTGCTGGCCGCCCTGCGCTCGGGTGGCGTGGGGCTCGGCGGCGGCCCGAGTCCGTCGGGCGGCGGCGCGGCGGGGGCCTCAGGCGCTTCCGGCGACATCACCGTGTACGCGCCGGTCTACCTGGACGGCAAGCTGATCGGCCAGTCCGTCACGCGCGGCTCGCGCTCGTCCGCCCAGCAGTACAAGGTCCGCAACTCCCAGACCGGGTTCAACTGACGGAGGGCGCGTGAGCAACCGCATCTCGACCTACCCCGATGCGACGTACTACGAGACCGCGCTCAACGTCGGCCCTCTCGGGACGCTGCCGCCGTGGTGGACTGACATCACCGCGCGCGCGCTCGGAGTGCAGGATAGCTACCTCGGCAAGAACTATGAGCTGGACCGCTTCGAGGCCGGCGAGTCGCACCCGGTGTTCGATAACCGCGACGGCGCCCTGGACCCGTCGAACACGTCCGGGCCGTACTTCCCGAACCTCAAGCCGTACCGGCGCCTGCGCACCCGGCAGCGGTTCAACCCGAACGAGCTGACCGGCGACCAGGCCACGGCCGGGGAGTCCAGCGGACAGCTCGGCGCGATCCCAGTCGAGATGAACGTCGTCAGCGACGCCGTAGGCGCGTCGCTGAGCATCGTGGCCAGCGGCTCGGCGTTCCAGGGCGGCCAGGTGTACCAGGCGGTCCTGCCCTCGGGCACTGCCGCCGGATCCACGGTGCTGATGGTGCAGGCCGCGTACGTCGTGCCGGGCCGCTGGTATTCCTTCCAGGCGCAGGCGCGCATCCCGTCCGGCGACAGCATCTCCACTAGCGTCTCGATCCTGTGGTTCGACGCCAGCGGCAACAGCCTGACCCCGGCTAGCGGGACGGCGTCCACGCTGACGTCCGGATCGTCCACCTGGATACAGCTGGCCGCATCGGGGCAGGCGCCGGCTGGCGCGTATTCGGCGTCGCTGAAGGTGCAGACGGCATCCGGGGCGCTGGCCCAGTCCACGACGTGGCAGCTCGACGGCCTGCAATGGGAGAACTCGGCGACGCCCACGCCGTTCCAGGCGCCGGGCACGCTCGGCGCGAACTTGCTGCCGCGTACCGTCGCCACGGGCGGCGCGTCGATCGACCAGACGAAGAGCAGCGCCGCCGCACACTTCTACTCGGCGGCAGGTTCGCTGGCGCTCGCCTCGAGCCTGGCCGCCGCGCCCGCGGGGCAGAGTACTGCGCTCGCGTGGACCACGCCCTCCGGGACGACGAACAGCACCCCCCTGTACGCCGGGGTGGTGGGGCCTCTCGCGGCGGACCCGGCGGGGCCGGTGGAGAACTGCGTGCAGGTCACCGGCGGCGTGACGTACACGGGCAGCATGTATCTGCTGCGCGGCGCGTCGGGGGATCTGACGCAGGCGCAGCTGGCGATCCGCTGGTACGACGCCACCGGCGCCGCGATCTCCAACAGCATCGGCGCCGCGGCGGCGGTGTCCTCCGGGGCGTGGGCGCGCGCCACCGTCACCGCCGCGGCGCCCGCCGCCGCCGTGTGGGGGCGCTTGAGTGTCACTACCTTCGCCCCGTCGGTAACCACCGCGACCAACACCCTGTACGCAGCCGCGTGGCAGTTCGAGCAGGCCGGCGCGGCGTCCGCGTGGACGGATCCGGGGCCGACGCACTACGCGTTCACCGGATACTGGGAGCAGTTCGTCCAGCGGTGGAAGCTGTCGGGCACCTGGGGCGAGCTGGACGCGGTCGGCGTGGACGCCCTCGCCGGACTCGCCCGACGCCAGATCCGCGACCCGTACGTCGAGGAACTGCTGCTGCTCGGCCCGAACTTCCTCTACGCCCTCAACGACCCGGCGGGATCCACCGCGGCGGCCGACCTGACCGGCAAGCGCGCAGCCGCACCCGTGGAGAACTCCCCGTTCGGCGCGGGATCCCTGACCTTCGGCAATCCGGTCACCGCGTCCAGCTCCAGCGGCATGTTCCTCGGCACCGCCGGCCCGGTCGCGACGTTCAACAACAACCCGTCGCAGGGCAACCGGCAAGAGGCGCAGACCTACGTCATGCTCTCCGATGCCACCTCGGCGCCCGGCACGCCGACCGGGAACGTGCCGTGGACGCGGATAGTGTCGTTTCGCTGTTCCACGGTGCCCTCGGCCGGGAATTTCCCGACACTGTGGGCGATGCTCGCGCCCACCTACAGCCCCGACTTGTCTTTCGCGCAGCTGTATCTGAACCCCTCGAATGGAAAGCTGTCCTTCCAGGAGTCCGGATCCAACGGCCTCGGGCCGCTGTACACGTCCGCCGCGTCGGTGTGCGACGGCAACTGGCACCAGGTCGCGATCTGCTTCACCGGCATCAGCGGGTACTTCGACGTCTACCTCGACGGCGTGCGCGTCTTCCACGACAACAACGCCGGCGCCGGCTGGGCGGCGCCGACCAGCATCGCCACCGACGTGATCGGGGCGTTCGTGGTCACGGGGAACAACGCGTTCGTGTTGGGCTGGGTGGGGGACGCGGCGCTGATGGCCGAGTTCCCGTTCGCGCTGTCCTCGGCGCAGGCGACGAATCTGTACAACAGCTTCCGTACCGCCTCCAGCGGCGAATCCTCCGGCGCACGCGCCTCACGGCTGCTGTCGTGGGTGAAGTGGCCCGGGGCGGTGAGCATCGACGCCGGGTCCACCAGCAGCATGGGGCCCGCGACGGACCTGACCGGCGGCAGCGCGCTGGACGGGCTGAATGCGATCGCCGAGACGGAGAACGGCTGGGCGTACGCGTCCACCTCCGGGACGCTCACGTTCCGCGCCCGCTCCGCTCTGTACAACTCGACGCCGATGTTCGTGTTCGGCGAGCACGCCGGCGCCGGCGAGTGGCCGTACGAGGACGTAGCGCTGCCGACCGATCCCATCCTGAGCTACAACATCGTCCCGGTCGCGCAGTATTCGACCGGGCAGGTAGCCACCGCTCAGGACGCCGCGTCGCAGGCGGACTTCTTCCAGCGCACCATGCCGCAGCGCACCGTGAACTCCACCAGTTTCGCCGAGGTGCAGGCGGCGGCGGCCTACCTGCTGGGCCGGTACAAGTCCCCGGCGATGCGCTGCGCGCACCTGGCGCTGCACACCTCGGCCGTACCGGGGCTGGCGCGGGCGGCGGCGCAGCTGGAGATCGGTACGCGCATCCGCGTGTTCAAGCGTCCACCGTGGCGCTCCACCCCGATCCAGTTCGACGGATTCGTGCAGCGCATCGAGCGCACCGTGGATCCGGCCAACGGCGGGGACGCGTGGACGTACGTCGAGGCGTTCCCCGCCGACCAGCAGGTGTACTGGGTGCTCGCCGCCCTGCACACGACGCTGGGCGCGCAGGCCGCCTCGGGACAGAACCAGGCCACGATCCGGGCGCTGCCGGATGCGGCGCGCAACCCGCTCGCGGCGTCGCTGCCGCAGGGCTATCAGCTGGTGTTCGACATCGGCACGCCCCTACAGGAGACGATGACGATCGCGCCGGGCGGGATCCCGAGCACGAACATCGGCTACCAGAGCGCGACGCTGACGTTCACGTCGAACTTCGCGTTCACGCACGCAGCGGGCGCGGTGGTGTGCGAGCCGCTGCCCGCGGGCTACACGGACCCGACGACGTGGGACGCGGCGAGCGTGCTGGGCGCGTCCTCGACCACTGTGGTTTCCGGCGGCGCGTCCGGCACGAACACGATCACCGTGGGGCCGCTCGCGGACGCTGCGGCCAATCCGCTCGGCTCGACGTGGAACATAGGCGACCTGCTGCGTATCAGCCCCGGCACGCCCAACGACGAGGGCTACAACCTGCTGCGCCCGAACCAGGCCACGGCCGGCGAAGGCGTGATCGGCCTGGCCGCGGGCACGAACGGCCAGTCGATCGGGGTGAGCAGCGCGCTGGGCTCCGCCCTGGTTACGGCCAGCGCGTCGGCGTTCCAGGGCGCGAACGTGTGGCAGGTCAGCATCGCCGCGAACGCCGGGCTGTTCCGGTGCATCCGCGTCCCGCTGGCCGACGCGGCGTCCGGGGTGGCGCACACCTGGTCGGTGTACGTGCGCAGCGCCACCACGGGCGCGAACCCGACGGTGAACGCGCAGATCATCTTCTTCGACTCGAGCGGCAGCACGCTGAGCACGACTAACGGCGCCACGGCAACGCTGACCGGCGGCCCCTCGGCGGCCTGGACGCGCGTGTCGGTGACTGCGACCGCGCCGGCAGGGGCGGTGTGGGCGGCGCTGGGCGTACCGCTGAACGCGACCGCGCCGAGCGTGTCGTGGCTGTTCCAGGCGGACGCCCTGCAATGGGAGTCCAACGCCTCGGCCTCGCCGTTCTGCGTCACCCCGCAGGTCAAGTCGGTGGCGCCGTCGGTTCCGGGCTACAGCTCGGTGCAGATCACACTGAACACCAACCTGATCAACAGCCACAACCCGGGCGACATCGTCTGCGACCAACTCCCCCCGGGCGTCACCAGCCCGGCCGCCGTGGCGGCCACCACCCGTCTCGCATACTGAAGGGCCATCGATGACCGGGCTTGCAGAGCCGACGCCGGCCACCGCCGCGGTGCAGCAGGTGATGACCGCGGGCGGCATGAACGCGATCCGCGACGCGCTGAACTTCACGCTCAACCCGCCGCACTTTCGGGGCAGCATCACCGCCGCCACGGCGCTGACCATCGCGACGAACGTGCCCTATCCCAGCGTGGAGGACAACTACGCCGGGTGGAATGCGGCAAACCACTACTGGGTCGTGCCCGCCGGCTGCGGCGGCCTGTATCAGGTCTTCATCCAGTTCAAGTGGAACGGTGCGCCCGCGTCCGCTCCCAGCTGCAAGATCCTGGGCGGCGCGGCCAACGCGACCCCGCTGAGGTGGAGCCCGAACGCGTCGGCGTTCGGCGCGCTGATGGGTATCTCGCTGAGCGGCTTCATCCGGGTCGCCGCGGGCGACCAGATCTCGGTGCAGCTGCTTGGCGCGGGCTTCACCACCCAGGCCGACCCGGCGGACAACAACTACTTCGACCTGGGCTTCTACAGCATCTAGGGGGCCGCATGACCGTCGTCCGAACGACGAGGGACGTGGCGCCGTGAACACGCTGAGACGCATGCCCTGGTGGGCGCGGGCCGGGATCGTGCTGCTCAACCTGGCGGCGGCGCTGGCGACGCTGCTGGCGCACTGGGTGGCGACGTACCCGAATCTGATCGCGGCGTGGGCGCAGGGCTCGGTGCTGGTGACGCTGGCTGCGCCCGCGCTGCAATGGCTCGATCAGCGGCTGACCGAGCATCACGACGCGCTTAAGGCGCACGTGGACCGGGCGCTGGCTGCGCAGCCGCCGGACGGAGGATCATCGTGACGCTCGCGTTCCCGGACGTCTCGAACCACAACGGCGCGATGCCGCTCGAGGCGGGGACGGTGGCGTGCCTGGCGAAGGCGAGTGAGGGCACGACGTACCGCGACCCGTACTACGGGCATTTCAAGGCGGAGGCGGCGCGGGTGGGGGCGCTGTTCGGGGCGTATCACTTCCTGCGCGAGGGTGACGGGGCGGCGCAGGCGGACTTCTGTTTCGGGATCGTGGGGCCGGGCGTGCCCACGATGATCGATTTCGAGCCGGAGCGCGACCCGGTGACCGGCGCGCTGATCTCGCGGCCGAGCGTGGCCGACGCGGTGGCGTTTCGCGACCGGTTCCGTGCGCGGGGCGGGCTGGTGCGGTTGAACTACCTGCCGCGCTGGTATTGGGCCACTCCGGTTAGCGAGGGCGGTCTCGGCGCGCCGTCGCTGGCGCCGCTGGCCGACCTGGCGCTGGTCTCGAGCAACTACACCGCCTACAGCGACACGGGCCCCGGCTGGGAGTCGTACGGCGGCCTGTCGCCGCAGATCTGGCAGTGGACCGACGCGTTGCCCTACTCGGGGCAGCGCGTGGACTTCAACGCGTATCGCGGCACCCTTGCCCAACTCCGGGCGTTGCTCGGACTCGCAACCCTGGAGGCTGACATGCCACTGACGACCGCCGACGGCGATCTGGTCGCCGCCCGCACTGAGAATCGCGCGGTGGGCACCATCGCGAAGCCCGAGGCCTCGCCCGCGTCTACATCGCTCGGCGTGGAGGTCGCGTCGCTGCCGGCGCGGTTCGCCGGGCTCAACGCCAAGCTGGACGCGATCGCTGCGGCGGTGGCGCCGGTCGACGTGAAGGCGCTCGCCGCGTCCCTGGCGTCGCTGGTGCAGCCCGCGATCGTGCAGGCCGTGCAGGCGGGTATCGCGCCGGAGGCGGACCAGCTCGCGGTCACGTTCGAGCAGCACCTGGCGGCGGCGCTCGCGCAGGGCAAGTAGCCGGCCGTGGTGTTCGGGTTCCAGCTGCTCGAGCCGTCCGGGTGGGGCATCGTGGCCCTGACGGCGCTGGCGATCCTGCGCGGGCTGCTGATCACGCGCCGGGCGCTGGAGGACGAGCGGGCGATCTGGCGCGAACGGCTGGAGCAGGCCAACGCGCTGGCCGACCGGTTCCAGGCGGCGTGGGAGACCGAGCGGGCGGCGCGGGAGAAGGAGCGTGCGGCGCGGGAGCGGATGGCCGGGCACAGCGAGTTGGCGCTCAGTGCGGCGCACACGGCCACGGCTTCGCTGCGCGCGTTGGCGGCGGTGGCCGGGAGCGAGGATGGCGCGGATGCTCCGGTGGCGTAGGAGGCGCGTCCACGTGCCGGGCGGCGAGGGTGGGGAGCGGCTGCGGGATGCCGAACGCGCGGTGCGGGCGGCGCAGGAGGCGGAGCGTGCGGCGGACGCGGGCCTGCGCGATGCGGCGTCGCTGCGCGAGCGCATGGCCTCGGCGGCTCGGGAGCTTGAGGTGATCCGCTCGCGCAACCATTTCTCGGAGCTGGTCGCAGAGGCGGTGCGGCGCGGGTATGGTCCGCCGCCGGCGCATGGGGGGCAGCGGTGAGGCCGCCGGTGGCGTGGGTGACGTATTTCGCGGCGGGGTGCGTGCTGCTGTTCCTGGGCGGCGCGGCGCTGATTGTGCCGTGGTGGCGGCGCGGCAGTGCGCCGGTGCGTTCGATGATGTGGTTCTCGGGCACGTTCCTGTTGTTGCTGGCGCCGTCGGTGCTGCATTTCGCGGCGGGGTGGTCGGTGTCGGACGCGTGGTTCGCGTGGTTTTTCTGCGGCGGCATGGTGACGGTGGGGGTGATTCATCTGCTGCGGCTGTGGTGGCTGTGGCGGGCACAGCGTGAGGGGCGTTCGCCCCCCGTCCGGCCGCCGTGAGCGGTATCCTGACAGTCCCCCGCATCACTGCGATTGAGCCCTCCGCCTTCCCCGGGCGGAGGGCTTTTTCGTGTTCTGCTGACGGTTCGTCGGCTGGGCGCTACTGTGCGTCGGCGTGGTGTCGTCGTCGAGGGGGTTGGTTGTGATCCGTCGTGTTGTCGTGACCGTGGGTGCGGTCGGGGTGCTGGTGCTGGCCGTGGGGTGCTCGTCCAGGGGAGGTAATCCGGCTGCTGCCGGTGCGACATCCGCGCCGCCGACTAGCGCCGCTCCTGCGCCGACCGGGCCGAACGCGGCCCTGTGCGCGGCCGCGCGGACGCTGGTGGCCGGCGCGCAGCCGACGTTCGCCGCGGACGCCGACGCGGATGTGCTCAAGCAGGCGGCCGACGACAACGCGTTCTACACGCAGCTGTCGCTGGTGTTCTCGGAGAACAACGGGTCGGATCCGGTCAGTGTGCTGGTGGGGGCGGATGCGGCGAAGCTGGCGAAGGATTACAGCGCGGTCTCGATGGCGGTGGGGCAGCATGATGCGGGCGCTGCGACGACGGCGTTCGGGGCGCTGGCGGACGACCTGAGACAGTTGACGACGGATCAGGTGGCGTTCGATGCGGCGTGCGGCATCCCGACGATCGTGTCGAGCTAGCCGGCGCTGGTCCACACGAGCCGGTAGGGTGCCCACTCGGCCAGGTAGTCCGCCGCGTACTTGTCCTCAAGGTACGTGCCCTTGCCGCCGGTGACGCAGCTGATGATGATCGGGCCATCGCCGTTCGCTTTCCGGGCCTGCCAGGCGTCGGCGCGCCTGTCCAGCAGCACGGCACCCACCGGCAGCGCCCGCAGCCACGGCACGAGCTGGTCCGGTTCGGTGGGTGACAGGCTGGTGTCGGGGACGTCGAACACGTCCGCGCCGTCGTACGGCACGACGATCGACGCACCCGTCAGGTCGAACGGACGCGGAGTGCGCAGGTCGTCAACAGCTCGGTTCATGACCTCGTGGCAGAGAGTGCAGTCCGCAGCGGTGCCGTCGTGGGCCGCGATGATGTGCAGCGCTTCCGTGATGGCATACCTGGCGATCATCGGTGCGGGCGCTCCGGCGCGTTTCTCGCTGACGATCCTCCGGATAATCGGATCGGTGACGGCCACGTTGGTTCCTCCTGGCTCAATCATGCGGCTCTCGCCGCGAACGGGTGGCGGTGGTCGTGTCCTCGGGCGTCGCCTCAGTCACGCATCCCCCAGCGCGGGTCGATCTCGGGTGCTGGCTGACGCCGCTCGGGGCGTCGCCAACTGCGGATGTTGCGTGCCGTTCGGCGGGGCGTGAGCAGGAACGCCACAGCGACCATCACGAACGCGATGGGTCCTGAGTGCCAGCGGCCGTCCTGCGACCAGTCGTAGAGCCGCTCGAAGGCGCGGGAGGGTAGCCGGTAGTGGCCGGCCGCGAACCCGGCCGCAGCGGCCAGGGCGAGCCAGAGGGCAGTCACTTCCGTGCCCCCGCGCGCTTCGGTCGCGGTATCGGTCTGGGGCATCCGGCCGCGTGCCAGTCGAGCAGGTCCGCCGGGGTGAACCCGTTCACGATGATGTCCGGTGCGGCGCGTTTCGCCAGCTCCAGCGCTTCGTCGAGCGGGAACCGGTGCTCGCTGATCCATTCGTCGGTGCGGCTGGACGGGTTGGGTTCGTAGTCCCATTTACCGTCGCGGCCGAGGCAGTTCGACCAGTGCTTGACGGCCCACGTGTCGCCGCCGCGCCATTCGACGGTGATGTTCCAGCTGGACCGGTCGGGGATGGTGTCGGGCAGGCAGGTGATGGTGTAGACGGTGGCCTGCGCGGTGGGGTTGTCGGGGCTGGGTGTGGTGGTCTCGTTCATGGTCTCCTCCGGGTTCATCATGCGGCGTTTCGCGGCGCGAGCGGGTGGCGGGTCGGCTACTCGGCGGCCGGGAAGTCGCGGGCCTTCAGCTTCGCCATCCGGCCGTCGGGGTGGTGGAACACGACGCCCTCCTGCCCGTCGGCGGCGTGGAATGCGCGTACTGCGGCGCGGACGGTGGCCGGCCTGAGGGGCGGCAGCATGCAGACGGCCGCTTCCTCGTGACGGATGAGCCAGTGCGCGTCGTAGCGCTCGGGGTTGCCGTTGACCTTCGGGCCGATCAGTTCGTACGTGCCGGGCTTCCAGCCGTTCCACGGGTCCTCAGCATTGTCGTCGGCTTCGCGCAGCGCTTCGGCGTGCCACTTGGCGAAGGCCGACTGTTCGACGGGCTCCCAGCCGACGGTCTTGCCGGTGGTCTCGTCGTGCTCGACGGCGACGAACCCGGCGGGGGCGCTCTTGCCGGGCTTGATCTCGCGTCGCGCCCACCACTTGCCGTGCTCGTCGAGCATGACGCAGGTGCCGTCGTACTTGCGGGTTCCGGTGACGCCGGGGTCGGTGAACACCCACTCGCAGCCGGGGGTGATCTGGTCGGTGACGTAGCGGCGGTCGTACTCGTCGCGGACGAACAGGGTGGGGATCTTCCGCATGGGGTGCTCCTGGGGTTGTGTGGCGGTCGGGCTGCTCATTGCAGCCACGAGTCGTAAACGCTCGGGTCTGTGGGGTTGCGGTAGGGCTGGTAGCCGTTGGCGGCCGGTCGTGGTGCCGTGTCGGGGTGGCAGGCCGTGCATGGCTGTCCGTCGTTGGTGCGGAAGCGCGGGTTGGTGCGTGCCGCGCCGAAGCCGTCGCCGCACTGCCCGCACCAGGGTGGCAGGCTGTTCGGCGGTCTGGGGGCTTCCTGGGCGGCTTCTGCGCGCCAATCGGCGACGAGGCCCGGTAGGTCGCCGTTCGCCGCGACCTTGCGCCACCACGGCGTGCCCTTGCGGTCGATGCGGTTGATCCAGTCGATGAATCTCTTCTCGTCTTCCTCTCCGAGGGTGATCCCAGCGGAGCGCAGGATGCGCTGAGGCGGAAGAAGATGAGGATCTTCTTCTTGAGGTACATGAGGAGAAGGGCGATCCGCTGGTATCGCCTTTGGAGTACCAGCGGATCGCCCTTGGGCCTCAATGGCGATACTGCCGTCCCCCCTCTCGCCTTCGTTGGCGATACCGGCGGATCGCCTTTGCGTGCTCTTTGGCGGTACCACGGGATCGCCTTCGGACGTCTGTCCCGTCGGCGCGAAGCGCGGTATCCGGTAGGTCGTGCGGGCACCCTTTTGCGCATAGATGACCCGACCGCTGCCGTCCTTGCCAATCGGTGCGCGCACGTCGATTCCGTGCTGTGCGAGCCGCTGGAGGATCTTGCGCACGCCGACCGCGCTCATGCGCATGTAGGTACACAGCTCGTCCATACCGGGGAAACACTCGCGCGTCTCATCATTCGCCTCGTCGGCAAGGATCAGGAGCAGTGCCAGCTCGCCGGTGTCCAGGTCGACGGGGGCGTGGCGCTTGACCTCGCGGAACAGGTGGTATCCCATCAGCCGCCAATCCGGTCACAGGGCCGCCGATGTGCTGGTTCGGTCGTATTCGCGTGCGCCACACCACTCAATCCCCTAGGGCGACGCCCGTCTTCACCTCTGCCAAGATTGGTGCGACAGTCCCTGGTAGAGGAGTGATTGACGTGTCGCCCGACAGCACGCCGAAGTACCCGCAGATCCTCGAAGAGCTGCGGAGCGAGATCGTCGGCGGCAAGTACGCCTACGGCGTACGCCTGCCGAGCGAGCCCGAGTTCATGGAGCGCTTCAGGGCCTCCCGGCCGACGGTCCACCGTGCGCTCGCCGAGCTGGAGGACGAGGGATTCGTCGAGATCCAGCAGGGCGCCGGGACTTTCGCCCGCTTCATCCGCCCGTTGGTGCGCAACATCGGCAAGCGCATGTCTGCCTCGGTCTGGCTCGGCGGCCAGTCGGTGTGGGACGCGGAGACCGAAGGGCGCGAGTACGAGGCCCGGCTTGTCTCCAAGCGGCGCGGCAAGCCGATCGCCGCCGCCGTGCCATACCTCGGCGACGTGGATGCGTGGACACGCGAGCGTGAGCACTACGTGGACGGTGCGCCCGTCATGCTCTCCTGGTCGTCGTACCCGGCTCAGCTCGCCGACGGGTCGCGGATCGCCGAAGACGACACCGGCCCGGGCGGCGCGCCGGCCGTTCTTGCGGAGATCGGTCACGCACCGCACCATCACAGCGAGCGGTGGCGTGTGGTGCGCCGTCTTCCCGCTGATCAGCGTAAGCGGTTGAGCCTTCCGCGCGGTACGCGTGCGGTGGTGATCCTGAGAATCTCGCGGGATGCGGAGGACCGCGTGGTCGAGGTGACCGAGATGGTGGCGAACAGCGACGCGTTCGTGTTCCAAGTCGACTACACCTCCTGACTTTCTGCGTACCAGCCCCGGCCTGCCCTTCGTGGCGGCCGGGGTTTCGTGTTTCCAGGGTACTCCTCAAACTCTCTAAAGTCCCGGTTGACTCTTACTTACGTTAGCGCTTCAATGTAAGCAAGACCTCGAAGGGAGGGCGGATGGAGCGCCAAACGGCGGACTTGGTCGGCGATGTGCTGACCGTCCCTGAAGTCGCCGCTGACCTGCGGCTTGACGTCACGACGGTTAGCAAGATGTGCCGCACGGGCGAGTTTCCCGGCGCGTTCCGGACCGGCAACGGTCGTGGACGCTGGCGCATTCCGGTCGCCGACCTTCGCGCACACAAGGACGGCGGCCTGGTCGCCGCCCAGCCGTCCGCCACGACCGCAG